GAAACCCTGAATTGTTTTATTGACTGTATTAGTTACATTTGTTGTTATTTTGTTTATATCAAATTCCTTTACTCTTCTTTGATAATCAGCAGAGAAACCCTGAATTGTTTTATTGACTGTATTGTTTACGTTATTGTTAATATTTGTAGATATTGTGCTTATAATATTATCTACTGCAGAAGGTGCTGGTTGAACTCCTGCTCTTTGAAAACCTACAATTTTATTTGCAGCACCAAATACAGAACCACCTGAAATAAAGTTCTGTGCTGCTGCTTTATTTGTATTCTGTCTTCCTACTATTTTTTCTGGTTTAAGAACAGAACTAACCATTTTGTTGCTGCTGTTGTTTTAATTTTTCTTCTTCAATATGTTGCTGTAGAAGTGCTAAGTAAATATCCCTTTCCCAAGGAATCATTGCTTCTATCTCAGTTAATGAATATTTATGGAACTGCATCAGTGCAAAATTGATTCTAAAATATGACTCTAGTTCCATATGAGCCATACTTAGCCGAAAAAACTTGTCAGTCCTTCCAATACAACATCACTTTCCACTTTAGTTTTTGGGTTTGTGACTTTCACAGTATGAGAAAGTCTAGGCATCGTATCAAAGAACTTTTCAATTTCCTTGAATTGATTTGGGGTTAGAGTTTCAATCCAATCAGTCAATTCTTTTTTGGTAGAATCCGCAGCAGACCAACTTTCCTCTGCGTTAAAAATAACATCAATACAAGAAGAGATTATATCAAAAGACCTTTCGATATTTGATGAACTTTGATTTGAACTAAAATCAAAATTAGTTTTAATGAATTGGTCTAATGAAGGATACTTCATCTTCAAAACCAAATCAGTATCAAGTTGAATTTCTCTCTTATGTTCTGGGTCTTCTTCAACTTTAATTTGGTCAATAAAAACAGTTACTGGAACTTGTGTTTCTCCATCATCACCACAAGTTATAATCAAGTCAAGACTTTCTCCAACTGACTTACCACGAACATTTAAGAAAATATACTCAATATCAAAAGTAGGTAGTTCTTCTACTTTAACACCTTTAGTTACAATACAATCTTTTAATACTTGCTTGATTGCATTTGTAATCTCTTTTGTGCTTTGACTTTCAAGAGCAAGAATCAATATTTTCTCTTCTTTGACTAGAAATGGTCTGTATTTAATTGTTTTTCCAGTTGATGGTAAAACCAATTCATATTGTGGCGTTTTGATAGTCGGCAATCCCATTGTATAGCAATTATTAATGTTTTTATTATTTATTCAGTTATTAAATTTATTTATTTACGCAAATTGCCGTAATTCTTCTCCATTACGTATCTTGTATATTGAAATGTAACTGTTGTTTTTACAATTTGACTTCCTTCATAAGTCAAAGGCATCGCAGTAATATTTGTTGGAAATGCTTCAAGCATTCTATAAGTTAAATGTGGTGGGAATCTTATATCATTTGGTTTTGAACTATCAAAATTTCTTTCAAATTTTGTAAGTGATATAATTCTCCTATAATCATCTGGATATCTAAATCGAAAGAAATCTCTTTTGTCTTTTCCTAGATTATTACCTTGTCCTTTTTCATTTGCTGGTAATTCACCAGTACCACCATATAATGGATTGATAAAGTTCATCCATTCTTCAAAAAGACGAATTAAATTATATTCACTATCCACATAAAAAGTCATTGTGAATTCTGGGAAAATTCTTCTCGTTGGAAATCTTTCAATCGTTCCCTGACGACTTCCCATTTCTTCTGTTACGTCAAACTGTACTCCAGGAATAACTGCTTCCGCACAATAAAAATCATAAACATAATTTTTTGTTTGATTTCCAGTAATAACATTAGATTTGCGTAACCAACTCATCAATCCACTTCCACCAGCATCAACATTGGTTAAATGCAATGATACTTTAAACTGACTAGTAAGAGATAAATTACCAAAAATATCTCTTGCCGAAGGCATCCCATTTGATGGACTACCTTCAGTCATCTTAAGGTATAATGGTCCTATTTCTGGAGACCCACTTTTTGGAGTAGCCATCTATAAATATCTTAAGTGTTTATACTATGTATGCCTCGTAACGAAGATAGTAAATATAGACAGGGAAAATACAGACCACATAATCCACAAAAGTATGGTGGTGACCCATCAAATATTGTCTATAGGTCTTCTTATGAATTGAAGTTTATGCAATATTGTGATTTGACTGAAAGTGTGAATTCTTGGAAAAGTGAAGAGTTTTTTATTCCTTATCGTTCACCAATAGATAATAAGTATCATAGATACTTTCCTGACTTTTTTGTGAAGTATAAAGACAAGGACGGAAATACTAGAACTCTTGTTGTTGAAATCAAACCAGCAAAAGATTTAAAAATGCCCGAAACAAATCCCAAAAGAAGAACAAAGTCTTGGGCTTATTCAGTAAAAATGTGGGTAGTCAATCAAGCAAAGTGGGAAGCTTGCCGTGAATATTGTAAAGATAGAGGTTGGGAATTCAAGGTGTTCACCGAACGTGAGTTGGGGATAAACGTAAAATGATTGCAGACGACATTAGAAAACAAGCAGGCAACAAATATCGTAGTAGTGATTGGTGGACCAATTCACTAATGAATGAATTGAGAAATCAACAAAATAAAGATATTAACGAAGCAGATACTGGATTTATAAAACCAGGAGATTTGGTTTTCTTTTTATATTCCGCAAAGTATCCACAAAAATATGAATATTGGGACAAACACCCTTTATCTTATGTTTTAGACATTAGTTTTAATGAAGGTTGGTTTCTTGGAGCAAATCTTCATTACCTCAATCCACAATATCGTGGAGGTGTCGCACAATCCTTTCTAAATAAAGAAGGAGTTGTAAACGCACCCAAGAAAACTTTACACAAATACCTCTTCTCTGGGGTAATGACTGAATTCTTTAAAGTGCCTGAAAAAGAATGGAGAGAAGTATCGTTGCTTCCAACAGAGAAGTTTGTTGATAAAAGAGGTCAACCAGTATTTAAAACCAAAGTTTGGGACGCACCATAGATGGCTTATGAAGTATTAAAAGACGAATATTATACTTCTGGTTTAGGTCCTCTTGGTCCTAGTCCTCTTGGTATTAGATATGACCCAGTAACTGGAGATTATGAATTAAAAGCAAAAAGTGCGTTAGGATATGATATAGGAATTGGACTAGCAATATTCTATAAAAATGGTAGTTACACAAGTGATGCAATACGAGACCCAAAATTGTTTGTAGATGGAGATCCAAACAAACCAACAGCATTGGCGCAACAACTCTCAGTGGATATAAGGAAGAAGGTATACGCAGCATATCAAGTAAAAGGAGGTGTTGCTGGTAAAAATGTAGTTAATTCTTCCGCAACACCTGCAAATCAAAATAGCAAAGCAGGAGTAAACAATAGTTTTCCAGGAACAAATCCAGGAATAGCAACAGCAATACCAGGAACAGGTGCATTAGCAGCACCACCAGGACAAGGGAACTTTTTTGATCCTGGATTTGCTGCTCTTGCTAATCTCAATTTTGATAGCAATAATGAAAAAGATATTTTCAAAAGTGGTCTTTTATTGTACCCAATTGATATTTTAAAAGAACAACAAGACACATTACAAATTACAATGTATCGTTATAAAGCACCATTAGAAGGAGTATTTAGTGGAAATGTAAATCCAGCAGATATTTTCAAACAAGGATTGCAAAGAAATAGTGCATTAAAAGAATCAATTGCAACTACTATTTTACCAATTCCTTCTGGTATTCAAGACAATAATGCTATAAGTTGGGGTGATGATACAATGAATAATATGACGGCAGCAGTTACTGCCGGAATGATTAAGAATGTAGGACAACAGGCAGGAATTCAAGCAGCACTTTCATTATTAAATTCAACGACAGGGGGAAGTTTACCAACAGGAGCAGCGAACCAACTTACTGCTTTAGGATTTGCTGGTGCAGACTTAAACAACCCTATGGTAAAAACTGCAATAACTTCATTATTATTAAAAAATGCTGGTTTTGAAGTTCCAGCAGAAACTATCTTAGCAAGAGGATTTGGAATTGTTCCAAACTCAAACCTTGAATTATTATTCCAAGGTCCAACACTTCGTTCATTTAGTTTCAGTTGGCGTATGAGCCCAAGAAGTGCTAAAGAAGCAACAAATGTAAAAAGAATTATTCGTATGTTTAAACAAGGCAGTGCTCCAAGAAAATTAAACTCACAGTCTGGTGCTGGTGCTGCTTCTCTTTTTCTTGGAACTCCAAATATCTTTAAACTTTCGTATAAAACAGCAGGAAGTAAAGAAATATCTGGATTAAATAAATTTAAGATATGTGCTCTTGTTAATATGAATGTGATTTATGCACCTGACGGTCAATGGGCTGCTTATGCTGAAGGACAACCAGTGTCTTTGCAGATGTCCTTAAACTTCCAAGAAATTGAACCAGTTTATGAAAGTGATTATCAAAATAAAATATTTGGTAATCTTGGTGATAATTATAGTCTAGTCAAAGACGACGATGTAGGATACTAAAATGTCGTATTTCAGAGAACTTCCAAATTTCGAGTATATTGCGAATTTTCCTAATCAGTCATTCAACACTGATTATGTTTTAACTAAAAATATATTCAAAAGAGCAAAACTACGTAGTGATATTGCAAATGCAATAACTGCTTTTGAATATTATCAAATTGTTGATAATGAAAGACCAGACCAAGTTGCTGCAAAAGTTTATGATAACGCAGAACTTGATTGGGTGATTTTAATAACCAATAATATTACAAATATCAATCAACAATGGCCGTTAGATAATAATAGTTTTTATAAGTATCTCATTGATAAGTATGGAAGTGAAGAAGAACTTGGAAAAACACATCACTGGGAAACTGTTGAATTTAGAGACGAATATGGACGTGTTGTAGTTCCTGGTGGTTATCAAGTTGACCCAGCAAAACAAATAACAGTTGCAACTGGTCCAGGACAATTTAATAGTTATAATTTAGGTGAATTTCCAAAAGAAGATACAGATGTTATTACAATCAATTTAAATCAATATCTTCCTGTTTATAATGGTACGACAGAAACCACACAGGCAATTATAAAAGATATTGGATATAATTTATCTTCACTAAAAATTAGTGGAAGACAAAATAAAATTGATATTAGTATCACAAATAGTTTAGATACTTGGCCTGCCAGTTGGGGAGGAAAAACCTCAGTAAAAGGAAGAACTGAAAATACTACCATTCAAGTTCTTGATATTGCATTTGAAAATGATATAGTTCTCAATCCATTATTATATGAAATTGTAGGTGAAGAGGTGAATGGTGAAATTATTCCAATATTTAAATTCAAACAACAATTCTAAATAAAATAAAAATCTTATGTCCTTTCTACCTCCCATAGATGATGTAAAAATAAAAGTATCAAGAAACGTTGAAGCAATTTCTATCACCAATACAAATGCGTCTAAAATTACAACTACATCCATCAAAGAAGTAAGTAATTATGAATATGAAGTTTTAGAAAATGAAAAGAAAAGAAAACTCTTAATTCTAAAACCAGAATACTTAGCAGTCTTTATAGGTGATATGAAGAATATTATGAAGTATGCGGAATCTTCACAATATGTAAATCAAAATACTAAACGTGGTTATAATCCAAAAATTACTGGGGTATGAACCCTATAGACAAAAAAATACCCCCGATTTTTTTCGGGGGTAAAATGGATTTAAAAAGTGATTTTGAAATCAGGACTCATCTAGAAGAATTCCATATTTTTGTATGTGGTATCTAGATTTTTTAGTTTCATCTACAGCAGTTTTGATGCAATCATAAACAATATTATTATATTTTATTCTTTTTGCTCTTGGATTTTTCCCACCAGATATATTAACATCCACAATACCTTTATTCCAAGGAACTCTCCCTTGTGTTGCTTCACTTATTTTTAGTTTAGTTTCTTTGGAATGATTTTTACCTTTTCTATTCATTTTTGGTTTATTTTTTATTTCCTTTGCTAATTGATTTTTCCTTTCAAAAGAATTTCTAGGAATACCTTTATTGGACTCGCCTATTCTTTTTTTGTGAACTTCTGTTAAAGATTTACCCAATCTTCCTTTTTTCCTATTGTGTATGTCTATATCATTCATAACTTTAGCAGAACATCCTTTACCTCCACTAGTTTTATTATGAAGTATTCCTGTTCCCAAATCTTTTCTTCCAAATACAGAAATCATATAGACCTCGTGCCTAAATGCTTCATCTTCTATTAGATTTTGTTTTAGTAACAATATTCTGTCTTTTGGTGGTGGATAAAATCCATTATGTTTTTGGTGTGCTCTTCTCCCTTTACCTTTTCCAATATAATATGGTGTTCCATCTTCACGCAAATATGCGTAAGTATAATACATTTCTGCTCTTTAGTTACTGCATTAGTATTTATACAAGAAAAGGAGCAAAAATGCTCCTCTTCCCACCTTTAGAGATTGCAGTAACTTAAGGCATCACTATTTATTCTGCTGCTAAACGCGCAAAATATGCAAGTGTATCATCATCCTCGTCATCACTAGAAGCAGAAGGACGAACTGAAACAGATTCCTTTACAGGACGTGAAACTTCATCTTCTTCCTCTTCACCAATCGTCTCGGGGTCTTGGTACTTAGGAGTTCCTTTAATACCAAGTGTATAATCAAGACGTTTCTTCAAATCTTCATAAGACTTGAACTCACTTGGAGAAACAAAATCATTCAAGTTGTTGAGTGATTTATAGATTGTTTCCAGTTCATCATCATCTTCAAGAAGAGCAGAAGATGGTGCAAACTCCGACTTATCGTAGTTCCAATAACCATCTTTCTTTACCAACTTCAATTTGAAATTAGCACCCTTCCAGAAATCAAAAGGATTGATTGGTTCTTCATCATCAAACTCTGGTTGCATAGAAGCCATAATCTTATCAAAGATTTTCTTACCAAACTTATAAAGGAACACTCGTCCTTCATTCGCAGGGTTCACAGGGTCTTTTACAACATAAATGTTTGCGAAATAAGAAAGCTTACGCTTACGATCACGAACAATGTTTTGATTATCCTTACTACCAGTATTCCAAAGTTCACGGTTTGCTTCACATACAGGACAGTTTTGTCCCAAAGTAGTGAGGCAATTATCAATCAACCAACCACCAGTTCCTTGAAATGCATGAGACCAAACCTGTGCCCAAGGTAGATCACAACCTTCGGGAGCAGGAAGAAAACGGATTACAGCAGAACCAGTTCCACCCTTATCCATTACAGGTTTCCAAAAACGATCATCATCTTTGGAACCACCGTCGTTGAGTTTCTCAACTTGTTTGATGAGTTTCTCGGTCAAAGAACCCATCTTGGATTGCTTTTTAAGATCAGCAAAAGACATTTGTATTCTCCGTATTAGTAGTATTGAGAGTATTGTACATATTAAGTATAGCAGGTATAAGGTCAGTCGTCAAGGGAATTTTCAAGTTTTTCAATAGACTCTTCCATCTTCGCAAAAAACGTATTGATATCATCTCCTGGTTCTAATCCAAATAATAAAGCAGAATCAAGAATTCGATTTCTCATTTCTATTGCTTCTGGGTCATCAGATAGAGACATTCTAAAAATAAAAACTTTTTGTTTTTCCAAAAATTGTTTCATCGTTTCTAGATGTTCCCTTTTTTTATCTTTATCAGAAAAAGGAATTTCCATCAATTCACTAAAAAGTTTATGTTGTAGTTCATCAAGTTCAAACAAAGATTCTCTGACTTGTTCTGAATCAAAAAATCCACTCATAAAACAATCTCCTTGAGAATTTCTTTATACTTTGCTACATCAATATTTAGGAATGGTTCATACTTTCGAATTCTTAGACTGACGGTTTCCCACACTGGGTCTGTTAGTTTCTTATCAAACTTTTCAACATAACCCAATATCATATCCAATATCACCATTGTTTCCAAACTAATTGCTTTTTGAAAATACTTTTTGAGAATCTCTGGGTGCTGATTGTTTTTGATCTCAAATAATTCTACAAAACTATCTTTGTGTATAAAGACTTCTGCTTCTGTTTTGAATAAGTAAAAAAGACTTTGAGATTTCTTCAACCAGTTTGTATAAATTTGTTCTCCATTTTCGATGATTTCACCAATCCATAACGATTGAGTATCATTACATTCAGCAAAGTTTGCTACAAAATATGCTTTGATTTCATCATCATTCTTCTGTCTAGAAGTTCGTTCAAAGAAATACCTATCCTTCCTCTTATGAAAAGAGTCCAGAGATGCTCTGGACTTTCCACAATATTTAAAGTAATCGTAATTTTCTTTTGTGAAATGATTTTTGAATGCTAAGTAAGTTTTATATACATCAAAAGGTGTCACAATGGCAATTTAGCACGAGTAGTTTTTTTCAAAAAATTCAATTCCGTAGCATCATTTTTAAGTTTCTCTTTCAATGGTTTAGAAACTAATTTAGATATAGTATCAATTTCAATACTATTTTCTTCACAATACGTGACGATTGCATCGATATAATTGATTTTAGATTCTTTGACAATATTCTCTATATCCTGAGCAAACTTTTGAGGACATAAAAATTTGCTGTCTAATTCTTCCTTTAGTTTATCATTCATATTGCTGAAGTTTATCTCTAACAAATTCTCTAATATATTCGGTGAGTAACTTGATGTACTTTCCTTTGTCATATTCTTCATAAATTTCACATTCTCCGTTTTCACAAGCCATTATAATTACAAACTTCTTTACCATTATACCAGTCATCTCGTATAACATGCAAGCATAAGCAGCACATTGAACGAAATAATGCTCAATCCAATCTCTTGGTTTTGGTTTCTTTGAAGTCTTGAAGTCAATAACTGCCAATTCACCATCGTATTCTGCAATACAATCAACAGTTCCCGCAATACCTAAAACTTTGCTATACAAAGAGTTTTCAAGTGCGTGAATATTATTTATCTTATTCAAATAAGGTTTCGCAATTCCAAATAACATTTGCGAAATTGGAAGAACTTCAGAATTAAATTCTTCATTCTTCAAATACATTTCAGCAAGTGTGTGCATATCAGTCCCACGACTGGTTGCTTGCTTTGTGATTTTGTTTGCCTTTTCTTCTCCTACTTTCTTTCTCCAATCAGCAAAGAACTGACGGTTCTTATGACTGGTTACAGAAGTGATGGAGACAAGTTTAATTAACTCATCCTCATTGGGAACCTTATAATATCTTACACCATCAATAGTCTCCCTCTCCAATTGAGGGAGATTCAAATTTACATAATTAAATCTTTCTATTTTCTTTTGCTTTGAACCATATAGTTCATTATATTTTTCAATTAAAGGGTTAGTCATAATCCAAGTTCAAGTTTTGCTGTAATATACTCTTTCACAAGACCAGAACGAACAATATCATCAACACCAAATTCAACCAGTTCAAATGAATCCATTTTTCTCAAAATATTCATAAAGTCAACAATACCATTTCTTTCATTTGATTTTACCAAATCAGATTGAGTTGCATCACCACAGAAACAAATTCTACTATTTTCACCAACACGAGTAATAATAGAATCTAATTCGTGAAAATTAAGATTCTGCATTTCATCAATAATGATAATTGAATTATCAAGAGTTGTACCACGAATGAAAGATGTGCTCCAGAACTTTACAGTTTCTTGTGATTTGAGATTACCATAAAGCATCTCAAAGTCAGCATCACTTGGCATCTGGAACATATACTTTACCATATTCTTATAAGGAATTTGATAAAGAGCAGACTTATCATCATGGTCTCCTGGAAGAAAACCAATCTCACGAGTTGCTACAAGAGAACGAACCACATAGATTTGTTCGTATGGTGTTGTCTCATCAAATACATCTTTGAGTGCGTTATAAAGAGTAATAAAGGTCTTACCTGTACCAGCAGCACCATAAGCAACTAAATGTTTTCCCTCTTTGTATGCTTCAAAAAGTTTCCTTTGATTTTCTGTAAGAGGTTCAACATCAACCAAATATTCAGCACTAATTGGTTTCTTTCTCTTTATTTGCCTAGTCGTCAAACCAACTCCAATTGGGTGGTTATCATTGCTCCTTCTTTTTCTTGCCATAGTTAAATTGGTTTTACGTTTGCACCTGGAACTTTTGAAACCTTGTGTAGAACATCATTCCATCCAGGGTTTCTTCTAACATGTCTGCTCAATAAATCACCCACCTCCCCAACATTCATTTGTGTGGGAATGAGTGGTTTGATATTTGGATTTTCTTGGAGAAAAGGTTCCTTTTCCGCCATATACATCCATTTTTCAAAGATTTCACCAGTTTCTGTATTTTCGAATCTATAAGTTGGCATTATTTTAATAATATGTAAAATTATTTATTCCAATGTAATAGATGGTGCATCTTGACATTCAGGACAGTTTTCTCTACCCCAACCAAGAGCAGAAGAGATTGTAGGAAACTGACAGGTAAAGATACAACGGATTGCTTCAGCAACCTCCATATGCTCCTTCTGGGTGCCGTGAGCACTACGAAGGTCGATATAGTGCATCCACGACCTTAGAGAACCCGACATATACAAACGGGTCTGTGTTGCCTGTGGGAGCACGAAACGGGCACATTCTTTTGCTACTCCTTGAGCAAGAAGAAGATTGTAGATATTCAAACTCTCTTCAAAATGATTTTTAATCAACAAACTCATAGTTTCTGTTAGATCACTTCCAAGATCGTCCGTACTATTTTGTCTATTTTTTGTATCTTGTCTCCGCAAATCAGGTACAGGAAGTTCAACTTGAAGTTCCGTACTATCGGCATATCTTTGACTGAATTGTTGGAACGTGAAAGACCTATGACGCAAAATTTGCGTAGCAATCGCCAACGAGGTATTAATCTCAACTGTGAGGAATGCGTGTTCAAAGATACTCCAGTGTTGGTTCTTGATACAATATTTAAGCAATCCTTCAAAGTTTGAGTTCTCTTGATTTTTTGGATTACTTACACGGGCACAATAAGCAATATGTTGTTCTGCGTTTGGTGTGGCAGAAATGAGTTTAACTTCTGGTTTCATTTTCCAAATCCTTTTGATGTAAGTTTTTCCAATTGAACAAGTTCATTTTCCACAACTCTCAATTGTGATTTCATTTCTTTCAGTTGTTTATCTGAATACAAATGTTCCTGTTTGATTAATTTTTTAAGTAGTTTAACCAATTGTTTTGATCTGCTAGTCATCATTATCCTCAAATACTTCATCGTAATCAATAATTCGTTGATTACTCTTTACTCTATGTGCTTGAACGTCTGTATAGATTTCTACCTTTAAAGAATCCAAAAGCAGTTCCATATTCCTTATAATCAATTTAACTTTTTCCCTATCCATATAATAAAGTTATCTTCAGTTATTCTACATAAAAAAAGGGGAGAAGTCAATCCCACCCTTAATTATTTTCTTCTTTTTGTTTCTTTGGGAACATATCCATAAACTCTTGGATTTACTCTTCCATCAGTCCATTTAATTTCTTTCAGTGCTCCTTTTCCATATTCATCATAATAAGTGTCAAACACTTCCACCTTACTACCTGATTGTACTATATCATATTTTTCTTTATCTTTTACAAGATACGTCACAAGATAAGAATCAACAGGAAGACTTTTATCTTTTGCTAATGATTTATCGCAGTCTTTATGTATAATATTCAATAATTTTCCTCCAGTTTTCAACCTCTATTTCCCCAAACAATATCAGGGTATGCTTCCGATACAATCTCTTTATTGACTTTATATCTACTTTCAAGTTTCTTATCTTTACATAAACAAAGAATTTCTGCTTCCAAAGGATGCAAACCTTCCAAAAGATTTACAAAAATATTTTCTCTACGAATTCCATTCAATGTATCATTTCCACCTTTGATAAAATTATAAAATTTAGTATATTCTTTACGAATTGTAGAATATCTTTGGTCAAGTGCTCCTATTGATGAACCACTCATTTGTTTGATTGCATCTTCAATTCTTTCAGACATTGTTGATGTCTTCATATCATTCTCACCAAAAAATGGAACATCACCTTCTGGTAAAACAGATATTACAGTTTCATCAAAATTCCAAATAAAAATTGCTTTTAACGAATCGTGTTCGTATGTTTTAAGAACTTCTACTTTTTTTGCTTTTGATCTTTGTTTTGAAGCAAGAGCAAGAATTTCAAATATAAATGGATTTGGTGGAAGAATTTCGAGTTCAGTCTCCGTCTTCTTCTTCGTCGTTGTCGTCGTCATAATTGTTTTCAAATCGTACTGCCAAAATTTCGTCTGGTATAATATTACCGTTCTCATCAAACATTTCTGGATGTAATGCTACTTTATTTCTATTCAAAATTGAATAAAAAATATCATTACCAAACCATCCTATGATTATTCCAATCAAGAAGGAACCAATAATTCCAATACCACAAAAGAAAAGAATATAGGGTGTTGCTGATTCCATTTTTTTTCTCCAAGAGATTACGTTTTCTTTGCCACTCTTAGTTCAATTTTAAAATGTATCTCTCGTTTAAAAAGAGAAAACATTTTTCCAAAACTGAACTGTCTAGAATCCAATTCTGGTTGATTTGTTCCTCCTTTTTTGCGAAGTAGTAACTCAACACCACGATTGATGTTTGTTTTTCCAGAATTATTTATAGTACTCATTAAAACATATTGTTCTCTTGTAAGTACTTCACGGTATCACTACATCCACCAATATTTTTTTTATCAAAAACAACTTGTGGAAATGTAGAACCTTCACCAAATTCAGCATAAAATTGCTCTCTTGTAAATTCAGTTCCAAGTTCATAACAAATGACTGGGTATCCTCGTTTGATACTCAAATCACCTAGAACCATTTTAATCTTGTCACAATAAGGACAACCTTTTTTTGAATAAACTGTAAAATTCATAAAATTATTAATAAGGGTATAAGAATTATTAAAATTGAAACTAAGGTCCCCATTACATTTGCTGCAATGGGGTAGATACTACCATCATCCATAAATGTTAAGATGCATTATTTCTTCTTGGTCTATAGTTATATAGATTTAAATTTTCTTCTGGTTTCATCCATTTTACTATAGCATCCCTTTTTGCTTCTGTAAAGAAGTCTTGATTATAATACCACTGTTCCCAAGGAGTATGTCCCTTAGATTGATTACAAGAATGACAGCAGGCAATTACGTTAGTCTTAATGTCCAATCCACCCTTACATTGGGGAGTAATATGGTCTAGTGTGATATTGTCTTCTGATTTACAATAGGCACACTTATGTTCCCATTGTTCTTTTATAATCCTCCTCCACATTCGTTTTGCTTCTGCTTTACTAGTCGTTTCGAGATTAAACAAGTAGTCCTTAAACGAATGTAGAGGAATCATAAGTTTTTGCAACTTATGATTATTTAGAGATTAAACTTACGTCTGTATGCTTCAAAGTTTATTTGAATTTCTTCATTTGTTAATTCACGATTATAAATCATCACATTGTTCCATAAGCAATCATAATTACTTGTCCCTGTTCCAAATATTTTATCCAAATTAATTTCATCAGAGTTGTTCCAATCATTCAAAGAACCTAACGTTTTAGTAGATGCGTTTGTAGATATAAAAGTATAATAGTTTGTTGTTACTCCAAAAACAACAAAAGTCCAATCACTAAATGATACTGTTTGTGTTGATGGTATGGGAGTATTAGAAATACTAGTGGTTGGATAAGATCTACCATCTCCCCAAATAATTCTTACAGCACCTTGTCCACCAGTTCCACCATTTCTTACAAAATTAATTCCCAGAGTAGTCTCTGGTCTTGTTCCTCCACCTCCACCATAACTTAAACTATTAATATATGAGAAAATATTTTTAAATTATATTTCTCAATGTAGGAAAGAATGTCTCAATAATTTTCAGGTTTGATTGTTTAATTTTTTATGATTATTATATATTATTTTATTTCCAATCTAAGTCCGCTTAGATTTGCAAAATCACCAATATCACCACATAAAAATGAATTGAAAGAAATTGTATATCTTGGATTATTAGATGTATTTGGATCTACAAAATGATCTAAATTTGATGGAAAAATAATTAAAGTTCCCATTTCTGCCTTTTCAGCATGATATACAGTTGATGAGTTATCTGGTAAAAAATATTCAAATGCATTTTTTATTGATTTTTTACTGTTGTAAGTTTCCCAAATACTTGGAATATAAAACTTTGTTCCTTCATCAGAATTTGTTAAATAATAAACTCCACTTATAATAGAATTAGCATGACAATGTGGATGATGACTAGACCCTTCTGGACTTTTATTTGCCCAAGATTGAGTTATTTTTATATCATCTGCCCAATAATTTACTTCTCTTTTTACAATTAAAAGACACTCATGAAACCATTCATGCAAATCGATAAAATCTGTATTTTTGTGCAGATGTCCATCAATAGACCTAAAATTATTTAAGTTATTACTCCAAGTTAAATCTGCAACTTTATTTTGAGTGTCTCTTAAAAGACATGAGGTGCTTTTAAATTTATAAATTTGTTGAGGCAATATTTGAAGTGTTTCCATTATTTATTACTCCCAAGAAAGACTCAGTGTAACTCTAGGGTCATGAACGATTGGTTCATGATAAACACCTTTAGGTATGAATAAACTATCACCAGGAGTTAAATTATAAACCATTCCATTATCAAATTTATAAGAAACATTTCCTATAGATTGAACAATCAAAACATCAACATGATCGCAATGTTTTCCAAATGTGGAGGCATTTTTTGCAAAAGAAATATAAAGATGAAGAACATTAACTCCCATTTCAGTTTTAACCTCATTAAAAGATTCACCAATTGTACCAGGAAAAAAATTATCAATAAGGATAATTGTTGGAGAATTGCTATTTTCTTTTACAATTAATTTATTTGTTTGATTTAAACATTCATATGAAATTTTTTTAACTACATCATCCCAAATTATAGTTTTTGAAATTTGAAAATGATTTTTTGTGTATATAATACTCATAATTGATTTGAAGTAGCATTTGTTGTATGTTTAATCCATGAAACCGAATTTTCAAATTTATCTCTTTTTAATAAAACATTATTAGATTCATAGTAATAAATTCCTACATTTCCAGCAACAATAATTCGATCAAAGTTTTCACCATTTACCCCATCTGCTCCATGTAATCTCCAAGAAGGAAAACATATAAAATCTCCGTTAGATTGATGCTCTGGGTAAATTTTATTTCCATAAGAATCCATAAAATAAAAACATTTTTGTTTTGGTGCTCGTATAAAATGAACCCAAGAAATTAACTCAGAACCATCAAAATGATGATGGCAATTGTGACCACTTGTTGTATTATTATATAATTGAACCCACGAATGCCATTCATATTGCGAGATATGATAAAGTCCAATATCACACATCATTTCTTTAATTATTGAATCATAATATGAATAACTTTGAATAGGATCATCTTCAGAATAATAAGTGCTGTACAATTTTTGTGGTGTTAAAAATTTTTCATTTTTAACAATATTAATTATTTGTAATATTGTTTCTTCTGGAAGATTTTTTTTACATTCCCATAATATCATTAGAGTCTCTCTCAAAAAAGTTAAGCATTCTTTTTACCATTTTTCTTCTTACAAGTATCTCGTGCCCATGCTCTTGATAAACTATTCACATAAGAACAAGACTTACCAGACTTTCCACAATGAGGACATACTGCGTCTGGTGGATCTTTCAAGTATCCTTCAGGTGTATGCATTTTTTTCTTTTTAAGATTCACAGATTGTTTATGCTTTCGGTGATTCATACCCTAAAAGGTTTTTGTTGACCTTCTGGAAGTTTGATTTGTGGTAATTGATTGATTTTCTCAATCATCCATTCATCTTGATGCTCTTGATAAGGTTTAGTATTGATGGCAATTTCATTGGTTGGAAGTGCTTTCGGCATCACTATATCAATTACCTGACCCATCAGAAACTTATTTCTAGTAATGGTTCTGTTCTGCGGATCAAATGCTACCAGTGCCAGTGCGTCTGTTTCTTCTCCACAATCTGCAATTTTTCTACCAGTCCTAGTTTCAATGACGGAAAAATAATCTTCGGTATTATACTTTTTCATTTTTTGGTTCTCCTTTATAATAAATCCAACAATCTTCAGAGCAATCAAACTCATCTAGCATTTCATTCACTGCTTGTTTTACTCCAGGAAACCAATCAGTTCCTTCATTATAATAATCATGTCCAGCAAGAATACCTCCTGATTTTATTTTAGGCAACCATGCTTTAATATCTTTTTTAATATTTTCATATTCATGAGATGCATCAAGAAAAACAAAATCTAAAGAATTGTCTTTAAATTTTTTACATGCATCTAAGGAAGAAATTTTTAATGGGAAATAATATTCTTCTACTGGTTTCATATTATCTAAGAAAATATTATAGAGTTGAGGTAATTCTTTCATGCCTTCATGTTCAACACTTCCTTCCCAAGTATCAATACAATAGAACTCAATATTTTTATTTGAATTTGCAATTTCCACTGACATATAGGCAGCAGATTTTCCTTTCCAAGAACCAACTTCAACAAATCTACTTCCAGAAGAAAAATTCTTTACAATATTAGAATATAAAATTGGATAACTAAACCAATTCTCCCCAAATTGCGATTGATCGTAAATATGTTTTTTCATTTCTAAATCTGTCAATTATTAGGTTGCGAAGGAATTACAGGACTACGAGTTTCATTCTTAATGACGATAAAGGCATCTTTCTGATAGGTTACACTACCATAAGGTTTAGACCACTTTGGATTTGATGTTGATACAGTTTGAGTTCCAGTTGCTGCAACACCACCAACCTGAACTACAATCTCATCCGTTGGTTCCCATCCAAGTTCTGCGATGAGTTCGTTAATCCTTTCTATCATTTTGCTTTTGAGTTCTTTCAGTATTATACTTCCATTTCATCGGGATGTAAAGGTTCGGCCATGTATCTCTGATAATCTCTGCGAGTTTATATGGGGTGGTGGAAGATATCATCAGTATTTCTCCAATTTATAAACACCATTTTTCTCCACAATCGCAGAGCAAGTATCACACCAATCTCCACAACACATATACATCACCTTACCAAAGTTACGAATATTTCCAGAATGTATGTGTCCGCAAATTACACCAGAATATTTCTTATCTCTTTGAGCACAATAAGAAGCAATATCGGTCTCATATTGATTGATATAATTCTTTCCTCTTACACTATTCTTCAGAGCATAAACCAAAGAGAATCGGAAGAACCTTTCCAACCAAATACTTAAGGGTGTAATTAATTCATATCCTTTATTGAACATCAGTTGCTTCCAAGACCCAGAAGAATACTCTGAATACTTATCTCCGTGAATACAAAGAAACTTATTTCCCTTTGAGTCCTTATGAACATACTCATCAACCATCTTAAAGTTCTTGTGTTCAAAATCAGTATAACGACGAATCATTCCTTCGTGATTACCAAGAATATAAACAACTTCTGTTCCTTTCTTTGCGAGATTGAGAATCTGATGAACACATTCGGTATGCTCTTTGGTCCAACGAGTGTTATATCTTTCCATACAATGAATATCAATAACATCACCAACTAAAACTAATTTCTTAGTCTTAAGTTCTTTTAGAAATTTTAGAAACTTTTCAGTATTACATCTTGGAGTTCCTAGGTGAATATCACTGATAAAAGTTGCGTCGTACATAAAAAGTTGTGATTTATCTTATATATTATAGCAAAGACATCAGAAAGAGGAACACTCCGAATGCTATGAAGGCTGCGAGGATGATGAGCATTTTATTGGTGCTTTTGTAAATATGCAACCAAATCTTTAAGGTAGTCAGATGCCTTATCCCAATCTCCATTAAACCTATCATTAAGTTCTTGATAAATTTTTTCTGCGTTTTCAGGTGCTAGATTGGTTGCCTCAATAAATCCTTCTTTAGTAATCATAATGTTTTAATGTTTTTTCTGTAAGGTTGATGATTTCAGTTATGGGTAATTCTACCACATAACACTCCGTATATCCACTGTCCGTGGTCTCAAAATCAATTTTATAATCTTGGTATTTTTGATGAATGAACTTTTCAAGATGATGAACTTGATAATGAATTCCTTTCCATATTTTAATTACACTATGTAATTTATTTTTGGTGTGATTTGCTAATTTATTGAAACTTCTACCAACCTTATAAACCAGTTTACCTTCAAGATAAACAATAACCAAATACAAATAATCAGTATCAAAATATCTTTCTTTCCAAGGGTTTTGACAATTATTGCCCTTTATTTTTTCTCCATATTTTTTGACTCTTTCATCAGTTTCTTTGGTTAATCCTTTATTCCAAACTTTTTGACCTGTTTTCTTTCCTTTATTCCAAGGTTCTTTACCAACCTGCCATTCGGAAAAGTTTCTTGTTACACCAATTGTTTTAAGATACTTATATACAGAAACTCTTGGTATGTTTAGTTGTCTTCCAATCTCGTGGGAGGATAAACCAGACAAATACATTTGCTTCCAAATCTCCCTATCCTTATCAGTATATCTTACATTCATTTGTGGTCTGCTCACGGATATTATTATTTATAAAAAAAGAGACCTGTAAAGGTCTCTTCATTATATCACAATTTAGTGATTATATCAACCGATAGAAGGAGCAGTTAGAGCAACCGAAGTTGTTTCTGCTGCCGCCAAATCTAAAGGAAAATTATGTGCATTTCTCTCGTGCATAACTTCCATACCCAACCCAGCTTTGTTCAATATGTCCGCCCAAGTAGGAATTACTCGGTTTTGACTATCCAGAATACTCTGGTTGAAATTTAGTCCGTTGAGGTTGAATGCCATAGTGCTTACGCCTAGAGCAGTAAACCAGATGCCCACAACGGGCCAAGCAGCGAGGAAGAAGTGAAGTGAACGAGAATTATTGAACGAAGCATATTGGAAAATGAGTCGTCCAAAGTAACCGTGAGCCAATTGTCCAAAAGTTTCCTTAAGGGTTGGACTATATCTTCACCTATTAAAGGTGCTGGGCGCTCTTGCCTGTTATTAAGGGAACTATATCCCTCAGGTAGTCTCTGAACCTTTCCTAGATGTATCTAGGACTTGGATGCTGATTGCCATATCCATAAAGGACTTAGGTTTCCAGCAGTTCACCCAGTTTAACGTGACCCGCTCTGTCAAGCCACGATGTTGTATGTCTCTTCTTCTTGTCCGAACTTGTAACCATAATTCTGCGATTCAGTTTCAGTAGTTTCACGAACTAGTGAAGAAGTCACCAGCGAACCGTGCATCGCAGAGAACAATGAACCACCGAACACACCAGCAACTCCAAGCATGTGGAATGGGTGCATAAGGATGTTATGTTCTGCTTGGAAGACAAGCATATAGTTAAAAGTACCAGAAATGCCAAGTGGCATAGCATCAGAGAAAGAACCTTGACCGAAAGGATACACAAGGAATACGGCACTCGCAGCAGCAACAGGTGCTGAGTAAGCAACGCAAATCCAAGGACGCATACCTAGACGGTAAGAAAGTTCCCATTCACGACCCATATAAGCATAAATGCCAATGAGGAAGTGAAATACAACAAGTTGGAAAGGTCCACCATTATAGAGCCACTCATCAAGACTTGCTGCTTCCCAGATAGGATAGAAGTGAAGACCAATAGCATTAGAAGAAGGAACAACGGCACCAGAGATGATGTTGTTTCCGTACATTAGAGAACCAGCAACTGGTTCACGAATGCCGTCAATGTCCACTGGTGGGGCACCAACGAAAGCGATAATAAAGCAAGTAGTTGCAACCAATAAAGTTGGAATACATAATACACCAAACCAACCAACATATAAACGATTGTCAGTTGAGGTTACCCATTGGCAGAATTGTTGCCAGTAGTTTGTTTGTTTTTGTAAGGCAATTGTAGCAGTCATTTGAATTAAAGGGGTAGTAAATATGAGTTCGGGGGAACGAACTGGTGACATTATTCCTACACCACCCTCCAGTGTAGGTAAAAAGACGTATTTGAATTCCCATAGGTCTTGGTTATCGGGAATGTAAGAAATCGTAAAGTTTTATCTTGATTTCCTAACTTATTTAGTATAACAGAACCCTAATCAAGAGTCAATCAGCATAAATACTCATCTTTATTTTTTCTGGACCAAGTATGAGACTGGCAGTGTTTCTTCATACTTTCACTTCTTTTATCTAAACTTTCTTGAGAAAAAACTTGTTGTGCTCTTTTTTCCTTTATTTTCTGTTTTGCTTCTTCAGTATGAGATTTTCCTTCACAACCTTTTTGGGGTCCAGGTTTAAGATGTAGTTCATAATCAAACTTTGAGCATTCACAAATAGCCCTTTTGACTTGGTGTTCTTTTAGTCCAAGTAAATCAGCAACTTCTTTTCTTGATAATCCTGATTGACGATATTTAAGAATAGAAAGTTCTTGTTGTGTTGGTTCAGTTTTCTTTGGAGGTTTGCCTCTTTTTTCAGTTGAGTTTCCTTTGCTTTTCTTTGCCCAGTTGATTGCTTGTTTATCGTGAATGAGTTTATGAGTTGCTGGATGATAAACATAAAGATGCTCTGGAATGTTTCTACCACCTTCACATCTTGGTGGATTATGATGAACATCAATACACTTCATCTGTTCATCAGTAAGTCCATAATGTTCTTGGGCAACCTTACGATAGTTATGCCTATCAGTAGAAAGAACAATAGCAGAGCACATAAAAAACTCCAAACCTACTATTATTTAGGTAGGTTTGGAGTTGTAATGAAGTTTATGTTAATATTTTGTAATAATCAAAAATTTAACCCCTTAAATCCATCAATAATAGTTTTTAAATGTCCCTCGGCACTTTCTATATTAGAACCGGTTTTCTTTATTAATTCCATCAATTCATCATAACTTCTTCCAGATATTTCTGGGTCAAGAGGAACAGATTTGATAAATTCTTCTCTAGTAATCATAAGTATTAAAAAATTATTTTAGTAAGATTAATGTTTCATCCATTCACCATTTTCAACATCCCAATGCCTTCTATCATAAACTTGAAAATTAACAGTTGTGAAAAATAGTGAAATACTAGTCCAAAGTCCTGCGTGGTCTGTTTTGATAGTATATTTAAAATCAACTCCAAACAAAATATTATCTCTATTTACTTCAAATTCCCAGAACTTATGTTTAAGTGGAGTTTTGCCAGAAATAAAATAAATGTTTTTAAAGTTGTCTATTGGCAGTTCAATTTTAAAATTTACTATAATCATTATTTTTATAAATAAATGACGGTTACATTATGTCCTGCACCACCCTCCAGTGCAGGGATGAGAGATGCTTTACTTCTGATGATCTCGGTTACAGAAGGTTACGGAACGTAAAGATTTGTCTTTGTTTCCTGACTTATTTATCATAGCACTGGGTGCCGGTGGTGTCAAGGCATAAAAAAGTCCCCTTTCGGGGACCGTAAATCATTCTGCTACTTCTGGTAGTGGGATTTCTTCTGGTTCTGGTTCTGGAAGAGATACACCTGTTTGTGTAAGATACTCAATCGCACCTTGTACTTTTAGAAATAGTTCTCTTTTTACTGTAGCCTTAGTTTGTAGTCCTTCCAATTCAAGGGATAGGTCTTGTGCTTGCTTTACAAGATTTGCAAGATGTTCTTGTTGTTCGGTCATAAAAAGTTAATAAATTTGATTTATTTATATTATACCACAAGTAGTCAAATATGAAAAATGGTGACGATAAATACTAATAGTCATTCACACAAGAAAATGAAAAGACTTCTATTAGCCTTTTCGTTATTCTTTGCTATTCCTGTAAGTGCTGCTGAGATTACATCTAAAATTACTGATTCTGTTCAACTTAGCGTACAGGGTGCTGCGGTACAGTCAACAAGAATCGGGGCATCTTATGGTGTGTCGGGAACAAACATTACATCATCAGCATTTGGTGGAACAAGTGGTGCTGGAACTTATGATATCAATACATCAGGTCAGGCATTTAGTTTCTCGGAAAGTTTTACTGCTTCCGATGCTTTAGTTACCAACCAATCTTGGTCTGCTGGAGCCATTGCTTCTCCCAACCTTTATGGAGATAGTGTTACTCAGTTAGCAGGAGACAAAGGTTCTCTTGCTGGTACATTATCAGGAACTGGTGTTCCTACTATTACTGCTGGTGGTCCTGGTTCAACAGGAACAGCACAACGCACTATTGAACTGAGCGTATTCAAATGAGACACATAACTCCCGTTCTGCTTTTAGCAACGGGAGTCATTTGTACTCCTGCTTATGCTAATAGTGTTGTGCCTAATTTCACCAGAGGAACTATCAATGCTACCACAGAATCAACTACACGGATTGTAGAAACCATACGCCAGGTGGAATACTCAACTGGCACATCTTATACTGTAACTGGAACCAATATTAATATTCCTGGCACTCCATCTCCTGGAGCAAACTACACCATTATAGACCAAGGTGCTCCGTTCCAATTTAGTGAGACATATCTCGGAACTGGATTGGCAAAAGAAACATGGATAGACAGAACTACAGAAACAAATTCAACTACTACATCAATCTCTGTATTTACACAGTAGTGTTGTCTGGTAGTGCGTTTGCTCAGAGCGCCCCAGCACCATCTAATACCAACATAGCAGGACCATCAGCATCGGCAACGGGTAACGTGACGAATCAGGCAGTACAGGTCTTACAAGGTCCTTACGCAATGAATACTTATGGTGGTGGTGTAAGTTGCCAGGGACCAACATTCTCACTATCTCCATTTGCTTTGAATAGTGGAAATGGTAGTGATGACCCAGAGACATTTGATTCAAGAAATTATAACTGGGGAATCTCTGCGGGTTTCAATATACCTTTGGATGGTATGTTGATGGAACTTTGTAAGTCAAGAGCAAAAGTAGAAATAGCAAGACAACAAAGTGAAGTTGAAAAAAGTCGTTTAGATTTTGAACTCGTGAGGGCAAGACTTTGTTTAGAAATGATAAGAAATGGTGGGTTTTTTCATCCACAAAGTCCTTATGGAAAAGTATGTGCTGATATAGTTGGCCCATCGCCTAATGGTTACTTAATGACTGGAAATGGTACGGTTGTTTCTAAAATTAAAAAATAGGTTAGACTTTGAACTTCTAATTTTTATAAATAGTAGTAGAAGTTCAAAGTCTAACCTATGGGTAAAATATACTTAATTATTAACAATATTAATAATAAAATGTATGTAGGACAAACAAAACATTCAATAGAATGCAGATTTAGAGAACATCAGCAACCAAGTAAAAAAACTGCAATAACACAAGCAATTCAAAAATACGGTAAAGAAAACTTCACAATTGAACTTTTGGAAGAATGTAGTATTCATAATCTTGATGAAAGAGAAACATTTTATATTGAAAAATACAACTCATATAAAGAAGGATATAACAATACAATTGGTGGAGGGAGTCAGTACATATCTCACACACCAGAGGTAAAACAAAAATTAAGTATTGCTGCAAAAGGAAAACTTGTTGGAGATAAAAATCCAGCAAAAAGACCCGAAGTAAGAAAAAAAATTAGTGATTCACAAAAAAGAAGATTTGAAAGTGGTGAATGGAAAAGTCCAACAGAAGGTGGTCATACGCAAGAAGCATTGGAGAAAATGAGAGCAAATCAACCAGATAGAAGTGGTAAAAATAACTCTAGATATGGAGTGAAGATGAGTGAAGAAACTAAACAAAAAATTAGAGAAAAGCAATTAGCAGCACAAGCAAGAAAACGAAAAAATGAGTGATATACCAACAATCAATACAGGTGGAATAGGTAATATAAAAAACAATACCAACCAAATTCCTAATGTTGGTATTGTTGGTAATAGTATTGTTCCAAGTTTAGAACCTCCCGTTGTAACATCAACTCCACAACCACTCATTCGTAGTTTAGAATTACCTGTATTTCAAGCACCAGATACTTCACTCAAATATCCAATCATCAATGTTCCTACACAGGAAGAGTTTGATGCGGCAGTGAGAGCAGAGAAGAAGGCACAGGAGGATGAGAAGCAAGAGAAGTCTAGAGGTCTTCCTGATAGTCCACCACCTATACTACCTCCTCAAATTCAACAAGTATTGCCTCAAGAAGATAAATCAAATGAAGATGCGATACTACCAGTAAACACTAATCTTGGAGTGCCTGTAATTGAAGTACCAATCATCGGGGAAGTTCCAATTCCTCCAAAAGAACAGGTTATACTTGCTGGCACCACTGCTACTGCTTCTGTTGCTGCGGCTCTTATTGGCAAATCTTTGGTGGAATGGATGGTAGGTAAAATGAAACCAATCATTCAACAGATACTTATAAGGGGTAAGAAACTCTTGAATAGAGACCTTACCCCATATGAATTACAACTCTACTTCACAGCAGAATTAGATAAGAAAAATCTTAAGTTACTTAAAAAAGAATGGAAGGAAGAAAAGAAAAGTCAATATAAAAAAGCACACGACAAATAATTACTTCTTACGTTTAGATTCCAATAATGCAAAATCTTTTACTTTAGTATCACCCATATATGACCAGGCATATCCTTCATCAATCATCTGTTCATTGAGTGATGTTTCTTCATTATTAATATACAATTTACCAAGAATTCTACCATACTTTTCGGTACTATCAGGTAGTTGTGTTTTGATTAAAATATCTTTAGCACCTTCTAATCTTTTTTTCAACCATTCTTTGACTTCTAATCCAAGTGCTTTTTCTTTGAGGTCTGTAGTACGACTTTCTGGAGTATCAATGCCAGCAAGACGTATTCTTTTTTCTAAACTTATAGAGAACCCCAAATCAATATCAGCATCAATCGTATCCCCATCAACTACTTTTAAAATATTTTTAATTCTGTAAATATATGGGTCTTTATCCGCCATTTTTTTAGTTTAAAATACTCTTACTATATATTCTTCCTATTACCCATTCTGAACTTGGGGATTCATCACTATTGAATAGTTTTTCAACTACACCATTATTCCACCACTTCCGTCCAGTCATATAATTTCTCCTCATATCCTTAAATTCCTGCGAACGAGGTATTCCTTTTTGAACTTCTCTTTGTTTTTCTATATGTTCTTTTGATTTTTTCTTTCCAGATAAAGCATTACTTATATTCCTTTTAGTTTCTTCCGAATGAGTTCTACCTTTTTGAGACTCACTCATTTTTCTTTTAGTTTCTTCTGAAATAATTTTACCTTTATTTGATTGACTCATCTTCATCTTATGTTCTTCAGAAAGAATTTTTCCCCTTTGAGAATCACTTATGCGTTTTTTAGTTTCTTCCGAATGAGTTCTACCTTTTTGAGACTCACTCATTTTTCTTTTAGTTTCTTCTGATGCGGTTCTTCCCTTATTAATTTCACTAAATTTTTTTCTTGTTTCACTACTTGGAACCCAACCAGAAGTTCCTTCACCACCATCAGTAAGATTTCTCAATATACCTGTCCCCAAATCCTTTCTACCATAAACAGAAATCATATAAATTTCGTGTTTTATTGCTTCTTGTTCTGTTAGATTTCTTTTTAGATATATTATCCTATCTTTACTTGGTAAAGGCACAATTCTTTTTTTAACATACAATCTAAACCCCTTACCTTTACCGATGTAATAAGGTGTTCCATCTTCCCGCAAATATGCGTAAGTGTAATACATTTCTACTCTGTTATGGTTCGCAATACTATTTATACAAGAAAAGATGCCCGAAAGCACCTTTTCCACCTGATAGATGCGAACCACACAGGTATTGTTATTTATCGTTCTTTCAAATCTTTATTATAAATTTCTCTTCTTTTAGTATTAGTATCTCCAATATCTTTATGAGATTTTACTGACCTTCTTGCTTGTCCAGTAGTCAGTCCAGTCCAATCTTTTTTAAACTTATGTCTTTGTTTTCCTGAAACTTTTTTGCCACTTTCATCATCGTGTGCGATTTTTAACTTACCATATCTTTCCAAATTTTTATCAGATGGTGTTTTATCTGGATTTTCAACTCCAGTAGATATTCTCTTTGTTCTGTTTTTCTCTCTTGGAGTAAATCCAGATTGAAGTGGTCTTTTTGGATTATCCCACTCTACTTTACCTTCAACCAACTCGCATTCAGCAATAAACTCTCTAAAAGTTTTCATCTGTATTGATTACTTTTTAGGTATTTATTAGAATGGGAGTTTAAACTTCCCTGTATTTAGGTTAGGAATAGGTAATTTTTCCAATGCTTTACTGATCTGTTTCTCAACAACAGCACCTACAAAATCTTCTGGGTTGTTGAGAATTGCTTCTGCTTTCTTATAAGTCGTGTAAGCACCATAGCAAAGTGCTCCACTAATACTGAGACTTAGAATTGATAATGCTAATGCTATTTTATTCATTCCAGTTTTCCTCTTTGTGTATAAAAACTTTCAAATCTTTGACATACTTTCTTAGTATCTGTGCCTGTTCCTCATGCCAAAAATCACCCGTCTCCAAATGAAGACGGGTGTGGTTATCAATAGCCTTAAGTATTTGATGTATGGGTTTATTCCAACACTCACGTTTAGGAGTGTCCCACTCTCTTGCCATAATACCTCATTATTTTTTACCTTTAAGTAGTGATTTAACTGCTCTTACTGGTCTTTCAAATGCTTGTCTAACTGCTGGTGTAGGTCCTGTTTTGACCATTTCGGGACTGAATGCTTTATGAGGTCTCCAACCCTTAATACCAGTTGCTCCTGCCTTATGTGCTTTGTCACTTCTGGTGAGTTGTTTTTTGTCATCATCCATCAATTCTTTCCAAGATGCTTTGTTCTCATTAGGAACTCTTTCATCTCTTCCTTTATTCCACCAATCTTTTGCTTTTTTTGCTAGATTTGCTTCAATAATAAATTCATTATAAGTCCTCATTTTTTCTTTCCACCATTCTTTGCATTCTTTGCTGTAGCATTCCCTTGATTCTGTTTAGAACCATTGGAACCTTTCTTACCTTTGTTTGATGATTTTGCCATTAGACTCCACCTGTACGAGGTTGAACTTGTCCTTCCTCAAGTGCTTCAACTCTTTCTTCAAGAGATACTGATGTTTCAGCAATTGTTGAAACAGGTGATTCTAGTAAAACGGGTGGTTCTACAACTGTCTCAGTTCTTGGAAGTTCCTTTTTCTCATCATCATCATCTCCACCTTTCTTCATTGTATTAATACCAAAAGTGGCAGCAGAAGCAGTGAATACTGTAGCAATGAATGTGGGATCCATTTTAGCAAACATACCAGCATAACTTGCGGTAAGTAGTGCGGCAGACCAACTCAAAATCACAACACGAATTAGTTGTCCCATACCATTTTCCTTTTTGTTGTTCATTTTTGTTAGTTTAATAGGTTAACCTTTTTTCCAAGATTCACCTTCTGCTTTTCTTCTACGAGCAAGTCCTGCTTCTACATTAGATCCAGGATTGCGGTAGAGGTATAAAGCATCTGGAACTTTGTCCCATTCTTTATTCTTCAGTGTGCGTGTAATAGTATTGAAATTATCACCACCATAAAAACCAGCACCAAGATTATAAGCAAAGGAGAGAAGTGCTCCTCTTTTGCCGTCAGACATTTCATTCCAGTGTGGAATTTTACGAAGTGATGGAAGAAACTGGTTCTTACATTGAGTAATCAATAACTCATCTGCTTCCTGTTGAGTGATGGTATCACCCATATGGAATGGTGATCCATCCTTCTTACGGGTAGTTCCCCAACCTATGGTGATTGGAAGTCCACCTGAAAGAGGATCTGGATATGCTTTGAGATGGCATCCTTCAAACTCTTTGATTAATTTAAGGCCCATCATAGGCATATCATCACCACCTGCTACAGGAGCGGTAGGACTAGCGGCAACCGCAGTTACCGCACTTCCCTTTTTTCCTCTATAAATCTCTGCCCAATCAATATTATCCTCAAGGTACTTAACAGGTAGGTTATCTTCTAACCATTGAACTGCTTTGATATGATTAGGGTTCTTCTCGTCATAAAACTTGAAGAAGTTGTGTAAGTCGATACGTGCCATTAGTTTTCTCCTTATGTATCAATCGAAAATGCGACCCCAACCATCGCTGCCACCTGGGCACCAACGATGCTTAAGAACTGCTTTGGTATAAACGGTCTTCTTACCGTTTGTTACTGGTCCAGTATAGTTGTCATTCAATGAACCATAAGGATCATTTACATAGTATCCTTTACCATCTGGTGTCTTGCCGATCACTACACACATGTGCCCGCCAGTAGGTGAAGAAAGAGAACCCCTGTGAAGAATACCAATAACGACGGGTTTGCCAGCATCCAAACTCTTATCAATATCAGAGAAAGAAAGATTGTAACTAAAGTGTGACTTAACACCATAACCTTGTAGAACTTTGGTTTGAACTGAGTGATCAGTTGTGTCACCAATGGCAAATACTTTCTTAACATACTCATCATCACCTTTGATGCTTCCTGGTTTGAGGAAAGCAAGGCACATAGCACACGATGAACTGTTACAAGTTCTATGTGCATCTCTGTAGTTGTCTACTTGATTAAAGTAGGGAACCGACAATACTGATGGTGTTGGCGGTTTTGTTCTAAACATCCCAATCCATTCAGTCTCAGAATCATCCAAGAATTCAACAGGTAGGTTATCCTCTAACCATTGAACTGCTGCTACATGATTTGCATTACCATCATCATAATACTTAAAAAAGTTATGAAGATCCAGTGTCATTTTACCTCGTCTGTAACACTATCCTATTTAGATGATGCTGTTTTTATTAACAAAACAACAACAAAAATTGAAAAATAAATTTGGAAAATATGATAAATCATCCAAATAAAAAAAATCCTCACCCTTATTTAGAGTGAGGATAAGTATGATTACCTATTTTAGTTAGTGTTTCACCATACTCCAGGAATTACTTGCCCGGTTAGTACGTAGGCACCAACGGCAGCCACAAATCCCATCATCGCAAATCGTCCGTTTAGTTTTTCTGCACGTTCTGCATAAGTTTCAACTTCATTTTGTTGCATGTCTTTCTCCGTAATGTACATTGTTGGTTCTTTGGCAAACATGTTTTGTTGCCCACGATCATTAGTCGTTACAGTCATTTAAGTTTTGTAAAGTTCTACAACAATAGTATATAGCAAATATAAAGAGGTGTCAAGCACCACATTATATTATTGATTTTTTTCTATCCTATAAGCCATTCCATTTTCATGAAATCCATCAATTTCAATATATTCTGTTTTTTTATTAATGTCATCGTTTGGAGCTAGACAAAGATAAGGTCCAGGCATTCCTTCGTTACCAGAATAAGTTCTATATCCAGACATATGAAAATGAGAGGTTATAATTTGAAGACCTGGATTACGAATTTCATAATGTTCTGATATTAATTTTGCAATCTTATTATCACATCTAGGTTTTCCAAGATGGAAATTCATTTCGTCTGTAACTTTGATTGGGGTTTGGAATGCCCATACATCCTGAGATGATGAATTATTAAATGGTGCAATACACCATTCACCATTTTCACAAAATACTTCCCATCTAGTCAAAGCAATAAAGACCTCTAGAAGATTAACTTCTTTTAGATTTGATATAGTATCATCAAAAATAATATCTGCATTTGAAATAATACAAATTTGATTGTTTAAATTTGTATTACAAAAATCAAACAAATCCTTATATGTTGGTCTATCTTCTTTTTGGATTATTTCTATTTTATCAGACTTAAAGTTCAATTTGGAATCGTCAGAAATAAAGACATATATTTTTTCAATATGTTCGTTTTCTAAATTTTCGTGAATGCAAGTAATGTATTCACTATGTCTCTGATAATCATCAGATCTAAAATATTCTATTAATAAATTCATTGAGTTTTAATCCAATCCATTAAATTTACTTGAGGTCTCCATCCAAAAATGGTTCTCAATTTTCCATTATTTGCAAGAGTAGTTCTTGACTCTCCAATTCTTTCTGGAATATTTATTTGATTTTCAGAAATGGCATTTGCAATTTCATTAATTGAGTAATTAATTCCATTACCTACATTATAAAGTTCACCATAAAAATCACCATCAATATCTTTTGTTGCTGCAAGAATATTTGCTTGAACTACATCAGATACGTGTGTGAAGTCTCTACGTTGTTCTCCATCACCAACAATTGTAAGTGCCTCTCCTTTTTTCTTTTGCTCCAAGAATAACCCAATTACTGGGGCATATTGTCCATTTAAAGGTTGCCGTTCACCATAAACATTAAAATACCTAAAGAAAATTGTTTTAAGACCAAATAGGTCATTATACATTTTACAGAGTTTTTCTCCTGCAACTTTAGATACCGAGTAAGGATTTAAACAATCATCAGGTTGATTTTCGTGATTTGGAGGTTCATTGAATCCATAACCAGATGAAGTAGAAGAATAAATCACTTTCTTCACTCCTGCTTCTCTAGCACACTGAAGAACAGTAATAGTACCAATACAATTGGTATTAACTGCTTTAATTGGATTCAAAATTGCTGGTTGAATCCTAGCATCAGCAGCAAGATGAAAGACATAATCCACACCTTCATAAAGAGGTCTAGTTTTTTCATAATCACAAATATCATACTTATAATTTTGTGCATTTGGGTTCCAATAAAATTCTTCATTGGATTCGGCACTTTCATTATCAATTACTATAACTTTGTGTTCCAACTCAATAAGTACATCAACAAGATTAGATCCAATAAATCCAGCACCACCTGTTACTAAAGATTTCATTTCAAATAAACCTCTTTAAATTTTTGAACTACTTTTTCTGGAGAATAATCTTGATAACAATTCCATTCCAATTGATTTATTTCATTTTTATCCAAGTTCAATAGAATATTATCTATATCTTCTTTATTCTCATAAAATATTCCCTTTTCACCTAAAGTATCAATATGATTTCTTTCGAGAGAATTGTAATAAGTAATGATAGGTTTATTTCTAATTGAAAACTCTGCACAAGATAACCCAAAAGATTCACCAATATTCCTTGCATGTAACATCACATCTGAAGTATTAATGAATTTAACTTTTTCATTTAAATCAGCAGTTGGATCTAGGTAGATTATTCTTTCATGCTCACAAAAAGGTTCCGTATATTGAAAAACAAACCAAATGTCATTTCTTTTTTCTAAAGTTTCTACAATTGATTGCTTTACAAATGGAAGATCAAAAGTATCCCACCCACCATTTCTTCCAAAAACTAGAGCATCTTTTGGAATTCCCAATTCATCTCTCATACTCATACTATGATCTGGAAGATTTACAATATATGGAACGTAAGGTATTTTATAATCAGTTATTTTAGATAACCATTTTGAACCCATAGCATAAACATCTCCATGAACCCATTCTGGTTTCCACCATCCAGATATAGCATTTACTAAATTTTTAGAAACTGATGAAATTACACCATCAGGTTCACCTCCCTTTTCCATTAAAAATGCATCACATTTATTTTTGGATAAAATATCATCTATTTGATTTTTATCTTCATATCCAAAAACAGGAAATTCTTTTTCAAATTTTTTAATGACACTTTTATCATTAAAATTATTTTTTAAATTAAACATAATGATTGGGTCAATATCAAGATAGTGTCTAGTCCAATATGCCCAATCATAAATTGCTACTGTGGTTCCCCGCAAACACAAAGAATTATCATGAAATGCTATTCTCATAAAGATATCTTTTTCTCCAAATCCTTTCTAGCAGTATCTCCAAGACTATCCATTTGTTCAAAGAAAGCAAGAGAAAGATTGATATTATCTTGAGAAATTGTTGGACTAAAAGGACCAACAGGTTCATAACCATATTCAATATCCAAAATACGTTGGAAATTATCACCTTGAAAAATATCACCCCAACACTTTTCGCCAATTGTAGGGACAGTATCCAAGTAGAATGAATAGATTATTTGTTCAGTTGTTCTTTGACTTCCAGTAATAATTTGTGTATTTCCAAAATTACATTGGTTAACAAAAGCAATTGCAGACTCTGCATCGATTCCCACTTCTTCCATACGACCAGGAATGATACTTACATATCCAACATCATAGGTGCAACATTTAAGAGCAGTAGATGAATCTGCAAGACCAGTAACATTAGTAATTACATACTGATTATATTCATCAACATACTCAAGAACATTTTGGAAGGGAGGGATTTTCATTCCAACCTTACAGTTTCCTTGTGTTGCATCAGTAATAATTTTTGCATATTCAAGTATAATCTTTGAATCTAATAAGGAATAAGGTGCTTGAATGTGAATTTCCCCTTCATTATCACCACGAATATCAGCAATTAGTTTTCCCATTTCTGATGCATGGGAAATCCATTCATCCAAATGATACATATCAACTTTACTGAATGCATTTGGATTTGTCGTTATACCTCGCACCAATTTTGGATCAATTTCAGATCCATATTTTTCCATTGTATCTTTAATAAATGGAATGTTAGCTGTATCAAAAAAGAAATCTCTCATTTTATTCTCCAATTTGTTTGTTAAAATCTTCCCAATTAGTTAATCTAATTGCTTTATCATCAATATAAAAGTCAGCAAGTGGTTTTCCAAAATGAATTTCATCATAAGGAATTTGATGTTTATTTAACCATTCTAACACAATAGGTGATTGATTGGCAATAATTTTACCTACATTATTATTATATGTAAGCATGTTTCTTGCTGTCATAATAATAATATAGTGACCTTTAGACTTTAATCTTTGCAGTGTCTCAACTGCACCAGGAAGAGGTTCAACGTCAAGATAGTGTTGTCCCTCTTTCTTAATGTGACATATTGTTCCATCAAGGTCAAAACAAAATTTATAAATTTTCGTAGACATCATTTAAAATATTAAGTCCAGTCATCAACATTGCTTTTTGTCTATCTAAATTGTCATAATGTCTTGCACACATTCCAACAAAGATAAGACCTTCAATTAATTTTATCTTATTATAATCAAATTTATACTCATCAGAAATAGATAAAAATTTATTATTAATATCATTTTTTCTTTGCTCATTATGAAAAGAAAGTTTGAATTGATTATCTACATTTGAAACATCAAACTCATCATAGATAAAAAATTCATAACCACCATTACATGAATGTGATATTTTTGCAAGATCATAATATGAATCACCGAAGAATTTTGTTTTACCAAAAACTCCTCTAGGATCAATGAATTTTAAAATCACATCATTGGTAATATCATTTACTCCATAAAGAATATTACTAAAACAAAGATCACCATGAATAAAATGAAATTTGTCATCACATATTGATGTTTCAATATAAGATTTAATTTTTTCCCAAATAACATCAAAGGATTTTAAAATCTTACCATTAAATACAAATTCTTTTGTATTTCTAAATTGAGAGAAAAAATCAAACTTATATATCAAATTAATGTATTCTTTCTCTGTCTTATCCACAAACATCAATAAAGAGTCTTCTTTAGATGCAAGGACGGAAGTAGATTCTTTATAGTTATTGATGTAAGAAAAAATAAAGTCAAAAACTTTAGTCCAAAAATCAGGATTATAATCCTGATTTATCATAACATTTCCCAAATTTCCATAAGCATAATATTCAAGTTCCATCTGATAAATTTTTTCATCAGTTGAATAATTCAACATTCTTGGAAAATAAACTTGAATATCCTTAGGGAGATTTTGATAGTATTCAATCTCCCCAAGAAGACGATCTTCTTCACTAGATTTAATAATACTTGCTTTTGTTTTTGAATTAAATTCAAAATTATTATAAGCTCTAGTTATAAAGTCCATCAAATCTTCATCATATTTTCTAAGGTTTCTTTACTAACAGAAGAAAGAGGAACTCTTCCAGATTCAGACTTGCTATAAACTTCATCATGAAGTTCTTCAATTGAAACAAAAGTAAGATTATAGATCTTAGCAAACTGACGGAGAGTATCACCCTTAATCATTTTTCCATATTCATCCATAATTTCGATAATAACTCCAACCTCCTTCATACCTGCTAAACGGAGAATTTCAACACATCCCTCAGTGTGACCTCTACGTTCAGACAGAAGACCAGGACGGGCACGGAGAGGAAATAAGTGACCAGGTTGTGCAAGAGAACTTGGTTTAGATTCATCAGAGCAGAAGGTATTGATAGTAGCAAGACGATCACCAACGGACATACCAGTAGTAGCACCTTCTACTGCATCAATACTAGTTGCAAAAGGAGTTCCATACTTATCCATTGAATTGCAATTCATCATAGGAATTTCAAGTTGATCCAGTTTTTCCTGATTGCAAGGAAGGCACATCAATCCTCTTGCGTGTCTCATAGCAAAAAGAAGATTTTCTTCGGTTGCTTTTTCTGCTGCAAATACAATGTCTCCTTCAAATTCACGATCATAATCATCAACCATAACAATTGGTTTACCATTGCGAATATCTTCAACAGCTTGTTTTACATTCGATTGCTTAAGATTCAAAATAATTTCTCCAGGACTTCCAAGGGACACAAAATCATCACATTCCATATGATAGTTTTTAATTTTATAACCATCATTAATCAAATAATTATAAGTCAAAGCAACATATTTTTCTTTAACACAAGAAACTTTACCAGATGACCATCCTGCATCCGAATCATCAGTCATAAGGTTCTTTGCACTTTCAACAAAAAGGTTTGCATTCTTCCAGTAGAAAATTCCATTCAAAGACCAAGGAGAAATTGCAACTTTTTCAGCAAGTCTAGTTGCATAACCATTTTCATCGAGTTCAATATGACTATATCTACTTTCTTCACCAACAACAACATCCGAATGATCGTATGTGGAAACTACTCCGTCACAGTCTGTTTCTTTAATAAATTTAATGAACTTATTGGGATTCCAAGGAGTATACTGATCACAATTTGTAATAACCAGTGGTTCAGAAAGATCAATTTTTCCAGTTTCTAATGCAAGAAGACAAGTTTCTGCTTGTCCTCTAGTAGAATGTCCAATATCAATAATTTCCATATCCAAATAATATTTGTTCTTAATATCAGTAAGAACTTGAATATATTTTGCTGGAAGACCATTAACAATAATGTAATATTTTCCAGGAAGATTAAGTGAGGAAATTGCCCATTCAATTAGTGGTTTTCCTTTTACATCTACAAATGGTTTTGGTTCATTGTAACCATTTGATTTAAAACGAGTTCCAAGACCCGCAATTGGAAATAAAATGTTCATAGTCATATACAAGGGTTATAAAAAAATTTTAAAATAAAAAGCAAAAAATGTCAATCAAATAAACATATCTTCGAAAGATTGGTAGTCTGAATAATTTTCTATTCTCAGAACATCACCAAGAACCTTATCAAATGTGTCTATCTTAATATTATTTAGAATGCACTGAGAATAGACCAATCTACAAGCATCCAATCTAGCCATATGTAAAGAATAATCAGTACCAACCAATTGATTAAAGTTTAACCAAGATTCACAAACTGTTTTCATAATACTTGACGACGAAAGAAAAAACATTTCATATACCCTATCTGGACAATAAGATATTCCAGTATTAATATGAAATAAAGTGTCATCAATTCTGTCAAAATATTTTTCTATGTCAGTATGAACATGTAAAAAATCTGGTCTGGTTTTAATTGCAATATCATATTTAATTTTATTTTCTTTTTCGTATTCTTCAAGTAGTTGGTATGCAGAATACAATTTATATAAAGAAGGAATACTAGTTGCTTTTGAATGATACAAAGTATCTGGACTTTGATTTAAAAATGATTTTATTTCACCATTAGATTGATTGTGAATAAATTCTCCATAATCATCTATTGTATATTTTTTAATATTAGGAATTAAGTTAATATGCTCTAAACTGATTGATTTGTTTTTTTCTTGATTTTGAATATCTGCTTGTTCCTTTAAAGCATGTTCACTCCAAACAGATATTCCTCTATTATTCCAAGTTGATAAAAATACATCACAATTAAATTTTTCAATAAATTGATTTAAATATTTTAATACTTTTGGGTGATCAAAAGTTCTCATTTGACCACAAATTAATAATGCTATTTTCATTATACAGATGATAAAACTTTATTTCTAACAAAAAACCAACCACCGTGCCTATCATTTGGATCCAAAACAAGCATATTCATATTTTCTTGTCTGTGTTTTACAGAACGAAAAACAAGTCGATGTTGACACAATGGCATTTTTTCATCATTCAAATAAAGATCAAGATTTGAATAAATTTTTGTAATGTCTAAAATATCTTGTTTATTTCCACAAATAAATTTATTATCAATGTGAGTTGTTAACCATTCGTCTCCAGGAACATATGAAGTGTATAATTCATTCTTATTCAAAGAAAGTTCTTTTAATGACATTCCCTTTCCAATAATATCAGTTCTTGTCAAGATCCAATGGTCATAATCATCATCAACAGTTTCAATAAGACTATGAAGTTTATTCATAGAATATAAAGGTGACAATGTAACAAATACAGACTTAGTGATTTTGCTTGTATCTATTTCATATAAAAATTCTGTTGAAATATCTACTTGAGGTTCTACAATAATTCTTTTTGGATTAAAAATAGTCTTGATGTCATTTTCTATTTCAGCATCTCCCCAAAAATGAGCATAATAATCTACATCACAATCTTTATATAATTCTTCATTAAAGTCAATCCATTGATCAAAATATCTTGGTTGACCAAAAAAACATACTGCAAGTTTCATACTTTTTAAAAACTTTTTCTATTTGGATTTGGATCTATAACACACCAACCAGTTCTATCAATACCAGAACTAATTTCAATTCTATTTAATCCCATTCTTTCAATATGAATTCCAACAAAACTTTCTGGATGAAAAATATTTCCCTCATTCCAATAAGTATCAATATTATCAATCAAAGAAGAGTATTTGTCAATTCCTTGAGAATTGGAAATTGCAATCACATCAGAAGTTCCCAAAGGATGAACAGTTTTAAAATCCCAAGCAGTTGGTATTAATATACTACCACTTTTTGCTAATTGAAGTTCTTCGTTGGATATTGTTCCATACCAACTTAAATCAGTCCTAGATTTTATAACAACATCATAACAAAAATTATTTTCAGTTTGATATTTATTTTTGAGTTGATTACAAAGTTTAACATTATAAATCCCACTCAACCAAGTTTTTGGTGTTACTTCTGGTCTTTTATTTTGATTAAAAATTTCATCATTTGAGTGAATTTCTTTCCTTACATTTTCATTATATTCTTTAAGAATATATTTCTTTGGTTTCCAAAAATTTTCAATTTTTTCTTTACAATATTCAATTCCTTTGTTATTTGGATAACCAGAAAAAAATACATCTGGCAAAAGAGGATCTAAAATATTTTCTTTTAAACTTGGATACATATCCTCAAATGTATCCAATCTCCCAACTAATAAAAGAGCAATTTTCATATAAAAATTGCAGTACTATTAATCTCCAAAATACCATTTTTAATTTCTTCATCATAAGATCCAGACCTCAAAACAATTTTTGGAGAATCAATTCCAGAAAGACATTTTGGAGATTTTACAGTAATGTTTGTTCCATACATCCTTTTCTCTTGTTTATTAAAATCATTATCAAGGATATTGATAATTTGATTTTCATTAATTCCCATAGAAATTAAATATTGAGAAAAAATATGAGCACCAAAAAGGTAAAATTTTTCTCCGTTTAATGTTGAATTAATATACTCAACATCATCAATCAGATTTTTAACATAATCATTAAACATTGGTTTAATGTATGAAAAATCAAACTCATATGAGGAATTATTTTTTTTCTTTTTTACTGCTTTTATAAAAATTGAATGATTGTCAATTTCCTTTTCTTCTATTTCAAAATCATATTTACACAAAATATATTCCAACACATATTCATCAATATAAAAAGTATGTTCAAAATTAAGTGTATTTAAATATCCCATAGAAAGCCAGTGCTTCATATTTGGTATTGAAATATATTGAATACCACCAATCTCTAAAATTGAATTTATTTTATTAAAAAATGTATGTGGTTCATAAACGTGTTCACAAAGATGAGAATGAATTACTGCATCAAATTTTTGATTAAATTCAAACTCTTCAAAAAAACCACGAAAGAATTTAACTCTAGAATCTTTACTTTTTTGTTCTGATGGTTCAATAATGTTCCAATAAAAATCTTCATTAGTAGAAATAAAATGATCTACTAGTTTTCCTGTAGCTCCACCTATTTCTAAAATATTTTTTGGATTACTTTTTTTGATAAAATCAGCAAATTTTTTATGATGCAATCCCCAAGTTTTTCCTACAGTTCCTGGTGTATGGTGATTATAATAAAGAAGATCTAGAGGAAGTAATTTCATCAATTGAATTATTCCTTTGTCTGATATCCCCCATTTCATATCATAATATTGATCTGGTGCATTGTCATCAAAATCAACACAACCCATAAAAATAGGAAAATTTTTAAAAGTAAAAACTTCTGTTAAATTTTTATCTTCAGTAATTGCACAATTTTTTCTTGTAATAATATTCATAATTTTTTTCTTATTATCCAAATTGAATATTTTTTCATATTAATTTGCATTTAGGTTTCCATTCGAATGATGTTGATACCCTGCGAGTTTCTACATGAAGATAAGATTTGGATTCTTTTCTTGAAAGTTTTAGATTTACATACCCAGATGAAGTAATTATATCCAAAAGTTGTTTAATAGTCAAACTTTGAGATCCAACCACAAACATATCATGTTTGATATACAAATTTTTTTCTATACACTTTTCAATTAAATCTACTAAATCATCAACGTGTATTATATCTATTCTAGTATCAAAATTTGTATATAAGTCTATAACATTATCTGTATTTACACTACTAATAAGTTTGTCAACTAAACCATTAATTCTATTTGATGGTAGTGATTTTCCTCCCCATACATTAGACACTCTTAATGCGATAGTGTCACATTCAACTGTTTTTAAAATATTTTCAACTTGTAATTTAAGGTCACCATAAAGAGTATTTGGATTTACCAATGAATTTTCATCAACTGTTCTTTCGTGATTTACATACAATCCACCAGCAGTAGAAATAAAAATAATTTTCCCGTTTGGATTTTTCTTTGAATAAAAATCAAATATTTTTTTACTATTAATTACATCATTTTTTACAAATTTTTCAAATTCATCGTAAGTATTTCTTGTAGTTGAAGACCATGCTAAATGAATAAGACATGAATTTTCATGAGAATCAAATACATCTTGAGGTTCATCTCGATATGAAACTTTAGTAACAAGTTGTTTACATAATTCTAAAAATCTCTTACCAATTAGACCACTACATCCAGTAACGTAAATCATAAAATTCCTCTATCTTATTCTTGTTGCCCATATTGGATATTGCTTTCCGTCAATATTCCAGTTTGGGTGCCAATATGTTTCGTCTTGAATACAATAAAAATTATGTTTTTTACTCAATAAAGAAAAAATAGATTGATCAAATCTATGTTCTCCTTTAAAAGTTTTATGATTTGGTATTACTGATTCAGAATCATCGATATAATGATAATTATTTTCTGTTCCTATTAGTTTACACTCATCGATAATGGATCTATTTTCTTTAGTATTTTTTAAAAAATATGTGGTCGAACATCTTTGTCCTGTATGAAAATAATTTTCATCATTTGGAAATATTTTAAAGTATGTATCTGATTTTGTATACTCTCTTTCTAAATGAAAAATATCAAAACACAAAGAACCATTTTCCATTACAGTATCATAATACTCACACATTCTTTTTTTTCCACCAACATTAAAAGTACATCCAACATCAGCATAACAAATAACATCATCTTCTGGAATTGATTTCATCAATTCAGATATTAAAAAAAATTTCCAAATCCAAAAACCATATGCTCTTGTAGATTCCATAAAATTTTTATGCTCTAAAAGTTCATTACAATAATCAAAACAATTTTTTTCAGAGAACAAATTAATAGATTTGAAAACTCCTAAATTCAATGCTTCATTATGAAATCTATTTCTAGTAGAAGCATATTTTTGTTCTGGAGAACAAAACGAAATTAAATGTAAATTCATTTTAAAATTTTATAAAGATTTTTAATTAATGGTTCAAGAGAAATTTTATTTTCAAATAAAGGTTCAGAGTTTATTCTATCATACAATTCTCTATTTGTATCAATTTCTTTAATTGTTTCAATCACTTCTTCATCAGACATATTTACTGTATTGATAAAAGACTTTGGATTAAAATCTTTACAAACAGTTTCGTCCCCATAATAAATTGGAATGTTTCCAGCAATTTTTCCGTGAAGTAATTTTTCAGTATGATATCCTGGTGAAATAGAATTTTCATAACAAAGAGAAAACTTATAGTTTGAAATCAAATCTAATTTATGTTTTTCTCCATCTGGTAAATTATATTCTGGATTTGCTTTACCAAAAATATCTACCCTTTTATACTCAGAAATTTTTTGAATTGCATTAAGTCTTGACTCAACCATTTTACCAAAAACAATTGAACAAAACTTATCTTTTGGTTTTTGGGTAAATTCATTTTCACCATAAAGATAAGATTCGGGAATCAACCATTCTGGATTTAAATATGTTTTTACATTAAACCAATCAATATAAAGATACCAAAGAGGAAGACGAAAGTTCTTTCCTTCATAATCATCAAAATCAAATGTGAGTGAATAATCACATTTTTTAAAATTTGGTCTTTGATTTTCTCCAGTAAAAAATATTTTTTTACAATTTTTATATAAATTGTTTTCCATACCAAAAACACTGAAGAACATTACATCAGCATCTTCTGGATGTACAACTTCAACATTCTCAAAAGATTGTTTTAGAAGATTAATAAAAAAGTTATTGCTTGGGTCAAAAGGAGACCAAAAATCAGAGAAGCATATTTTCATAATTAAAATTAATTTATATTATTTGAATTCCAGTAATTACCAGAAATAGCAGAACAAAAATCTAGACTTTGTATAGCCAAAGATGGTTCAAACCAATAATTATTTAAATTGAACTTTTCAATCAAATAATTATAAAAATGATCTGAAGGTAGATTAATATCAGATATACAATCTATTACCTTATTTACCATAGATCCACTAACTAAGAATGCGTGAGTACATCTAGATCCTCTGTTAGTTTTATAAACATATGTACCTTCAATATTTGGTTCGTGTAAATTCAAACAAGATCCAACCCAAGCAATATCCCAATCATCTGGAAGTTGAGATATAAAAAGATTGCAATAATTTACAAAATCATCACATAACGTAACATCATCTTCCAAAATTAAAGTTATTTGATATTGTTTTTTGAAAATATCTTTTAATATGGATACGTGTTTTAATGCTAACGATCTCTCAGAATTTTGAGCATTATCATCATAATAATCTAATCCTTTTTTCCAATCTTTGAACACTTTGGGATATTCTTTTTCTATCTCTTCAATATTCCATTCAGTTTTATCAAAATTTTCTACAAATTCATGTCTATAAATTTTTTCTTCTTTAAATTGTTCCAGGATAGATTTTTTTCTTTCCTCTAATTTTTTATAATGACAAATATAAACATTATCAACATTTAACTTTGGATGCAAAAGTTCTTTCTTTGCTAATTCATTTCTCCAAGGTTCTTTCTCAAAATAAAGATATTCACTTTCTGGAAATTTAAAAGTAAATTTATTATTATAATCAATTCCGTAAATTCTATAAGAAATTAACTCTTTTGAAAAAGTTATATCAGTATTATGATCAATATTATTAAAATTTAAATTCTCACCAAACAAATCGTAGTGCAATGACATTATTGCCTTGGAATAAACCTGAGGTCCTGTCATTTGTAATATATCATTTGGATATGAATTATTTTGAATATTATCAACAACCAATTCAATAACTTTTTTTAGAATTGGATGTTCTTTATCAAAAATCAAAGCCCATTGAACGAAGGTGTTTGGGTTAGTTTCTGCTGTGATAATAGCAGTATCATTTTCTTGTATAAGTTTATTTAAAGAAACATCAATAGATGAGTCCAAATCCACATATACTCCACCGTATTTGTAAAGAACTAAATATCTCCAAAAATCAACTTTTGCCACAGGAACATTCAATCTATTAAAGCATTCCGATACTTCTCCTGGATAAAAAGTATTTACAAATTCATCAATTTCAGAATCAGTATAAAGTTGATAGTTATATTCAGAATTTAAACTCCTCATATTATCAACTTTTTTTTGTATTTCTGGATGAAGATCTTTAGTTATCCAAGACTGAAATATATTTTTAGGTATCATAACCACCAATTAAGTTTATCATTTATTGCCAAATTGCTTGGTCCTGTATAGTTTGGATAATCCAAACCATCCAAAGGATATGGTTTAGTTTCTTTATGTATAGTAACATAATTTCCCTTATCAGTATGAATGCACATATCTTTTCTTAGATAAGAACATTCAATTACATCAGGAAAATCTTCAAATGGGTTGGCACCATTATTAACGTGAATATGATACAAATAGAAATGTTTATTTAATTTTTCAAACATTCTAATGACAGACTCACCATTATCATTAAGTGCCCTACCACCATTCTGAGGTACTCCTTCCACAATACGATTTTCACCACCTATCCAGTGAATTTCAATAGAAATCTGAGAAAACTTTAAAAGATTTTCTTCTTTCATATTAGGCAAAATCTCATATTCACCTCCTTCTATGTCAATACACATCAAAAGATTGGTATCATTTACCAAATCAAGTTCATCATCAAAAACTTCTGATGTTACATAAATTTGTTTAAATCGATAGTTTGGGTGCTCATTGTGGTAAAAAGGTTCTGCATCATACATGTGTATAATTTTTCCCATTTGTGCCAATTGAAAATCGGATCCACAAACTGGTCCTATTCCAAGTGAATAAACATCACTAGTTCTCAATAATGGTTCTTGATAAATTACATATCCACCATCACAAGGAGGACCAATTCTCATCTTGGTAAAACCAAGATCATAAGGAGTAAGTAATTCTTTCAACTTATCATAATATGTTTTCATGAACTAATCCTCTTTATAATTTTTTTAAACATACCTTCAAGAGTAAAATACTCTTCATAAACTTTTTTTCCATTTTCTAATAGATTATTATATTCTACATCAGAAATAGATTTTAGTATAGTATCAATATCTTCAATCTCATCTTCATTTACTGGAACACAAAAATCATCCCAATCCAATTCATCAGTCCAAGGAAGATAATGAACATCTGAAATATAAACTGGAACAGTTCCTAATTGAAGAATTTCATACATTCTAAAACTACTCTTCCCATAACCTCTTGGAGCAAGTCCAAATTTGCTGGAGCAGGTTATGTCCAGAAACTTCTTAAAGTTGTCCATAGGGACTGTCGTAGACCAGTTTCCGGCAGAAATCTCATACCCTTCCTTTCCAGATAAATGATTACACATATCCATACGAATAGGATGAGTATTTCTAGAACCAACAAAAGAAGCAAGAATAGTTTTTTCTTTATTTGGAATTAATTCTTTTGGAATAGAACTACAAATCAAAGGAATTGGAATAATATTATCACCTTCACGATTTCCACCAGCAGAAAAAATTAAAGTATCTTCTGGAAATTTTTCAAAAGGTCCATCATCAAATTGAGATACTGTAAAATATTTCCCATTAGATGAAAGAACTGAATCCAATTGCTCTTGAACGTTTTCGTATTGCTGTCCTGCAAACATCGAATTGCAAAAATTATTCGTCCAAAAGACATCAATATACTGTCTATCTGTTTGAATATTTTCCTCATTCCACCTCCTAAAGAAATACTCTTCAAGATATTCTCCAGTATGATAAGGAGGATATGTTGGAGAAATAGATGCGGGTCTTAACGCATCATTATTCATAAGAACCATAATTTTTCCTCCTTAAATTTTTTAGTCTTTTCTTCTACACCTACCATCCAATTATTATGGACTATTACGGCATTTTTTTTCTTTCCTTCATTGTAATATACATGTCCGTTGGGAAACAAGTCTGGACTCAATATTGCAATATAATCTCTGTAATTTTTTAAAGCAATCTCATTTACAATTAGTTGGTCGTCTTCAATTTCATTAGATCCACACTCATTCACCAAAGATTCACATTCTTTAGTATCATTAAAAACCATAAATCCAGAACAAAGAGTAGATCCTGGACTGTCCGATTGAAATAAAACTTCTTCATTTCCTTCAATCAATTCAATTGGATTTTCAACAAATACAATATCAGTATCTACCCAACAAAGATTCTTATTTTCTTGGTAAATTTTTTTAATAAGAGACCATTTGATTTTAACAATATTTCTAAAACCACTTTCTTTATCAAAAGTCCAATCTTGATACTCTGTGATTGGTTGATCTATATGAAGAAAAGCATTTTTATATTTTTTTAAATTTTCATATGCATTTAAATCCAAACAAGCAATATAAAAATCATCAATATCAATTCCCACATTTTTAGCAGAAATCAACATGTTCTTACAGATGTCTATACATCCACTATTTAAAAATGTAAGGAATTTCATTGCGTTTTATACCATTCATAAGTTTTTTCAATGCCTTCACGGAGAGAAATCTTCGGTTCCCAACCAAGTGATTTGATTTTATCAACGTTTAAAACTTTACGAGGAGTTCCATTTGGTTTTGTTGCGTCCCATTCAATATCACCCATAAAACCAACGACTCTAGAAATACTCTCTGCAAGTTCCTTGATAGTTACATCCTCACCAGTTCCTATATTAATATGATCTGCTTCATCATATTGCTGCATACAAGTGTAACAAGCTTCTGCAAGATCATCAACATGCAAAAACTCTCTCATTGCAGATCCATCCCCCCAAAGTTTTACAGAACCGTAATAAGGTCCACCCATATCAATAGCATATCCATGCTCCTTCATATAATGAAACTTAGCAATCATCGCAGGAAGAACATGTGATGTTTCCAAATCAAAATTATCATTAGGACCATAAAGATTTGTAGGCATCAAAGAAATGGCATTAAATCCGTGCTGCTGACGATATGCTTCACATAGTTTAATTCCAGCAATCTTTGCAATAGCATAGGCATCATTCGTTGATTCCAGAGCACCAGTCATCAACTGATCTTCTGTGATTGGTTGAGTTGCAAACTTGGGATAGATACAGGAAGAACCAAGAAACAGAAGTTTTTTAACTCCAAAATTATAAGACTGTTGAATAATATTTGTTTGAATCTGTAAGTTTTCAGTTAAAAAATCTGCCTTATAGTTATTGTTTGCCATAATACCACCAACTTTAGCAGCAGCAACAAAAACATATTCTGGTTTTTCAATTCTAAAAAAAATCTCAGTTTGTTGTCGATCAGTAAAATCTATAACTTGACGAGTTCCTTTTATAATATTTTTATATCCTTTACTCTCAAGGTTTCTAACAATTGCAGAACCAACCATTCCATTGGCTCCCGCAACTAATACTCTAGAATCACTGTCCATAAATGCACATATCCTCAACTAATTGTTCGAAAGAAATCTTAGGTTCCCAACCCAGTTTTTCCTTTGCCTTGGAGGCATCACCTAACAAAGTCTGTACCTCAGTCGGTCTAAAATATTTAGGATCAATCTGAATAACTGTTTTTTTAGTATTCAAATCATATCCAAATTCTTCCAAACCTTCTCCCATCCACACAATTTTCATGCCAAAGTAAGGTGCTGCTTCCTCAACAAAATCTTTTACGGAATACTGAACACCAGTAGCAATTACAAAGTCTTCTGGTTCATCTTGTTGGAGCATTAACCACATAGCTTCTACAAAATCCTTAGCATGTCCCCAATCACGTTTGGCATTTAAATTGCCCAAGTACAAACATTCTTGAAGTCCAACTGAAATCTTAGAGAGTGCCTGTGTAATCTTACGGGTCACAAAAGTCTCACCACGACGGGGAGATTCATGATTAAAAAGAATACCAGTACAAGCATACATTCCATATGCCTCACGATAGTTCTTTGTAATCCAGTATCCATAAACCTTAGCACATCCATATGGACTGCGTGGGTAAAATGGTGTAGTTTCTTTCTGTGGAATTTCTTGAACTAAACCAAACATTTCACTAGTAGATGCTTGATAGATACGAACTTTATTTTCCATTCCAAGCAAACGGACTGCTTCAAGAACACGTAAAGTTCCCACACCATCCACATCAGCAGTGTATTCTGGCATCTCAAAGGATACTTTTACATGACTTTGAGCACCAAGATTATAAATCTCATCAGGTTGAACTAACTGAATAACTCTAACAAGATTTGTTGAATCAGTTAAATCACCATAATGCAACTTTAGTTTATTGTAAATATGATCAATACGATGGGTATTAATGAGTGAACAACGACGAATAATACCATGAACTTCATAACCTTTTTCTAAAAGGAGTTCGGCAAGATATGATCCATCCTGTCCAGTAATACCAGTAATTAAAGCAATTTTCATATAATAAAATATTTTGTATTATCATACCAAAAAAGGAAAGTTTATGCAACTCTCCTTTAATATATGTAAGCATAGGGTCGTATTAAATACTGACTCCACCAGTACTTTTAAAGTCTCTCCGTGACTATGGGAGTGTAGGGAATCGAACCCTAACACGGGACTAATCTGGTCCACTTGGGATTATAAGACCCACGATGCTCCATACATCACACTCCCAAAAATTCAACAACCTTCTTCGTGATCCGTGTGTATTCGAATAAGGTCGTCGTGCTCTTCTAAACCATCAATTATGTATTCATAATCCTCTGCAGGCATTATGACCACTTCCTTTCCTTCACTGGTGATGATAAAAGACTCTCCGTTATCCACTCTTTCTAGTAGATTGTCAAAGTCTGCTTGAAATTCTTCAACTGTAAACTTTTCCATTTCAAAAATCAATATAAAAATATTTTATCAGACATTAGAATATCTGTCAATACAACTGTTAAAAAATCAAAACTTATCTAAATGATCTTCCAATCTAATCAAAAGACGTTCTACATCTTTTGTGTCTGGTCCACCATCTTGTTTAGCATAAAAAATATAATCATCCAATGATACAGTAAGTAATTCAATATCATTTTTTGAAAGCTTTGGGGTTTCCCAACTCATTTAATTTCAAACTCCATTTTTCTAATTTTACGGTTTCTTCTTGCTTCTTGATATGCAAGGTCTTCTCTTGTAAAAAGAGAAGATGAATTATTTTTTTGATCTGGTTTTGATATTAATTCTACCAAAGTCAAATCTAATGCAGTAATTTTATCGTCTTTTACTGTTGTTAAATTGTCACATCCACAACACTTAGTCTGTGTTGGATGTGAGTGCAGCTCTTTGTTGCACATTTTGCATCTGATTTTCAGCATTTTGATTCATCCGTTTTAATTCATCAAGTTTTTTATATTATAGCATTAATTTCTATTCAAGAAAAGATCTCAACATCCAAACGAACTTGCCGTGTGCTTCGTTTAAATCATCAACAAGATTAATAGTTCCTCTTGATTTTTGTGCTTCTGCTTCTTCGGCAACTTCACCTAACATATCTATGATCTTTTTGTGCCCTTCAAGCAAATCTTTAATCATTTCCATTTCAGAAATATTCGTCTTTGCTTCTCCAACACCAGAGACTTCCACAACTCTAGATAAAGAACTAATAGGTTTAATTCCCAAAAATCTCATATGTTCTGAGATGCGGTCAACTTCTTCTTGAATTGCCTGATATTGCTCTCCAAATAGATCATGAATTTGTTTAAAGTCAGGTCCCACAACATGCCAGTGGTAAACCCAGGTTTTTTGGAATAACAAAAAAAGTGATGCCTGAGCATCACTTAAAGATTTAAATAAAGTTTCCATTATACTGATACTTTTTAGTTATTTATAAAAAACCACCCCTTTCTGGGGTGGTTCCACTCAAGTTATGAGTGATTTATCAGAAAGTAAACTTGGTCTGGACTACACCACCCCAAGCAGATTCTCCTTGATATCGAGCATTATTACTCACATAGAAGAGAGCAGGAGTGATGCTGATGTTGTCTGAAACTTGATACTTATAGAAGAATTCAAGCATTATGGCATCCTCAGAAATGTTTTCTGAGTTTCCAGGTTGACCAACAGCAACACCAGCAGTATTACCTTGAGCAAACACATCAGACCACTGAAGTCCAACGAACCAGGAATCGGAGTCAGTAGCACCAGTAGCAGAACCATCACCACTTACACCATTATAACCATAACCAACTGAGATAGAAGGAACGAATCCACTCTGAGAAGGTTGCCAGTAAGCATTCAGAGCAATGCTGTTGCTTTCCTGACCACTGGTAAGGGCACCAGAACCACCACCAAGAGCGTTGAAGGTGCGAACACGACTTCCTTTAGTACCATAACGGTAAGCAACCGCAGCACCCCACTGAGGAGCACGGTAACCAACTTGGGTCAGGAAGTTCAATCCACTATCAGAATTGAAGACACCAGTTTCAGTATTGTCCCCATCCTGAGAGACATAGTTCAGACCAGCAAGGAAACCTCCCTGACCTTTTGGAACTTGTTGCTTCCATTGAGCACCAAAACCAGCACCAGTTGCCTTGTTATAGACACCAGAGGCACCACCAAGTTGGAAGAAGTCAAGGATTTCGGACTTATAAGCAGAAGGAACCCATGCCATCTCCGTGTTACGAACCAGAGGACCAGCAGTTAGAATTACACTCTTACCAACTGGGAACTGATAGTACAGACGGTCAATCACAACTTGATCGGCATAAGATTCTGCCTTATCAAGTTTGAAGAGTGAAGAACTGGAACCAAAAGGATCACTATTAAAGTTACCAGAACGAAGACGAGTGCGAAGCAAGTCCTTACCAGTAAATGAGGTATCAAAGTTCAGACGAACATCATAGTTAAATGCGGTATTACCTACATCAACACCTTTATTGGTTTCAAGACCGGGAACGCCACCAAGAATAAAGTTTACTTCACCTTTGAGTTTGGTAGTGGTAGAGAATTGTGTTGCTTGAAGTTTACCAACTTTGCTTTCAAGACCATCTACACGAGAAGTGATGATAGAAAGTTCCGAATCAAACTCAGCAAGAAGTTTTTTGAGTTCATCTGTAGTTTCAGTTACACGATCCAGGCAGGCATTCAGCAGTGCTGCTGCCTCAAAACGAGTCATTGCCTGACCACCTTTGTATGTACCGTTAGGATAACCAGCAACACAACCATAACGCTCTACAAGGTTGCCAAGTGCTTGATATGCCCAATCAGTAGGTTGGACATCAGAGAATTGAGTAATACTTGTGACCTGTGCTGCCGAAGCATACTTGTTGACATCCTCAGTATTGAGTTCTACAGCATTCACCGCAGGAGCAACAAGACCCAGAGCAACCGGGACAAGCATTAATTGTTTTAGAAAATTCATATAGTTTGTTAAGAATTACAACTACGAAGTTTATTTAGAATCCCAGCATTCTTACGAAATACTGGGATAATTGGATAGACCTCCCTGTTTGTGCATCGTTGAGAGGCATGGGAGGTGTGGGATTTATAAGAAGTTTGGACCTCCTTCACCCGTGAACGTACTATAAGGCATCAGGGCAATAAAGTCAACCCTTTGCTTCCTTACGGGCGTTCTTCTCTTCGGTAATCTCGCCTCTACGGGTCTTGACGAGTTTGGCAACTTCCTGAAGTGCCTTACGAGCACGAGTACCAGCAGCACTATTACCGGCAGTGAACTTTTCGTCTTCTACTTTCCATGCTTCAATCGCACTCAGTAGTTCTTGTGATACAGACATAATAATCTCCAATAAAATAAGATATGGTTATATATAAGACTTTTAGTTACATCCAGACACCCAAGTAGAACATAAACGCATTTCTCCACCTAAAGACTTACATTCATCCGTATAACACACAGATTCATCAACAGGTTTCTCTGAAAATATTGGAGCAGGAATCTCTACAGGTTTTTCTCCAGTTTTTCTCCAATACTCATCAATTGCCCTATCAACATCCCTCTTAATTCTTCGGTCAAGTTTCTCTGGGTCTTTGATGATAAACTCATTGAGAATAGTTTGTGGGAAATATTTTCGTTGCATTTCATCCAATAAGTCCCATAAAGTATTTGTGGATATTCCAGAGCATTGGGAGAGTGCTGCAATAATGGAGGACAATACGACTCCTATAATTGCATATTGTTTTATATCTGGTTTCTTCTTGCCAAAATTGAAATTAAACATAAAAAAGGAGGGTTATGAGTGCCCTCCTATATTTATTCAATTTTATGAAATTTATACTTCAACAAGAACTAAACGATTTGCGTAGTTATAAGCATAATCAGTTCTTGCCCCATGATGCCCCCAACGTATCCATTTTTTAGCAAGTCCCATATAATCATTAATAGATTTACCGGGAGTTTTCATTTTAGGTTCAATCATTTTCCAGTCACCTTCATACATCATATATTGCAATTGAGTATCAAGTGTGGAAGGGTCTCCACCAATACGAGCGGCAAACTTACCAAGACCATTATATCTTGGAGCATCCGTCCACTGGAGGGCACCAAATCCACCACTCCTACAAGCACTATAAGACACTCTAGCACCACCCTCACATACATTAGGAGTGAAGGTAGACTCTTGTCGGATATTGCCCATAATGGTTGCTATGGCATTTTTGTCAGTAATTCCACGATTCTGTAAGAATTCTACAGTCTTCGTTTCATTAGTATTACATCCTTTACAAATTAACCTTTTTTCTTTTGGTTTATCGGGAGCAACCTCTTTGGTCGCTGTCTTTGATGTAGGCTCCTCTTGAATAATAGAGAATGGTGGAGGACCACTCACGGGTGGAGGAGGAAACACTTGGGGCAGTGTTACCGTGCTGGTTGTAACCGATGCCAAAAGGGGCAAGGCTACTGTAAAAAATTGTTGCATTTAGTTTAATAGAATTCGGCATCCGTATAAAAGGGGGGTATACCAACCCTCTCGGGAGGCACCTTCCACGGCTCTAGGTGTCACGGTCACAGACTCATAATAATTACCCTACTCATAATAGGGATTTACCATAATAAGTTATTATTTAGAATTTGTCAAAAATCCATAAAATAACCATTAATATAATCAAGTGATAATACTTCAAGATTTTCTTTTTGAATTACCCAATCACGGATTTCACTATAGATACATTCCGCATCTCTTACTCTACCCTCTTCACACAAATCGCACATACGATTAATATGTTGTTGTATCGTATTATTGCAGATTTTTTTGAGGTGAAGTCCCATTAAAGTAATCCTTCCTGAAATATCGGTTCATGACATTTGAATTGTAATACGCAGGAGTCCCACTGTCAAGTGCTTCGGTCAGGACGTTGTTTAAAAATAATTGCCTTGTCTCTTCATAGTTTGTTTTACCTAATGTCTTATGAAGAGACACTATAGTTCTTTGGAATTTATCCTTTCCGTGTTTCTTTATATCTTCTTTTAATTCAGGACAAGAACCATAATAATTTTTCCAATCACTTTCTTGTTTTACTTTTCTCTTCTTTCCTTTCGGTGTTCTAAAAGACCAAAAGTATTTTCTTCCCAAATATTTCCTTTGAGTTTCTTCGCAACTTATCAAATAAACAAATCCAAAATTCTCTTGAATATCTTCTGTCTCAAAAACTTTTCCTTGATATAACCAAGGATTATCATAACTCATTCGGGTCTTTAATAATATTCAAAGTATTTATAGATATAACTTATCTTCAACCCTAACAGAGTGATTATAGTCATAAAAAAAGCACCTGTCAAGGTGCTTAATAAATTGTAATATTATATTAACCTTCCATAATTTGATCGAACCAACCCTCACTCATATTGTTGATAATCACATTTGCGTCATCAACTGTTGATGCAAAGTTGTTTTCGAGAAGATATGATGCTACAAACTCGTATGCGGCATATGCCTCTTTAATCTCTCTTGGGGTCATAGCAGCAGCTCTCTTACGTGCCTTATTTCCTCTACCTGTGGGTGGGAGATCAGCACCATACTTGCTGTATCCTGCCTTTAAATAACTATTGTGTGCTTCTTTTGCCTTATCTGCATAAGATTGCGAAGCATTGCCCATATCAACTTGTGTCTGTGCTCTTTCGGCATTACCTTTAGCACGATTTAGAATTTTTCTTTTGGCAGAAGTATCAGACTTTTCAGGACCAACATTATACCTTGCGCGAAGTTGATCACCTCTACTTTGTGGTTTAGGTGTTTCGTCTTCTTTCTTTTTAGAGAATAAACCTCTGATTGCACTACCAATACCTTCATCAAGATAAATCTCAGCCATTTCGTCCCAAGTATAATCACTGAGGTCATAACCTTCTTCTACAAGTTCATTTACCCAGAGTTCAACTTCTTCGTTGTAAGACTTATCCTTCACCATAGCAATTGCTTGTGCTTTCGTCATCCCAGAAGCAATCATTCTCGCAACTCTTACATCCGCAAAGTCATTATCACCATCTTGGTCTTGGTCTACTTTTTTCTTTGCTTCGTAAATTGAAGCATAAGCACCTGCAATATCTCTAATTGTTTTTGCAGAAGGCCACTCGTAAGAACTTTTCACCATCTCTTTCTTTTGGGAATTTGTATTATTTATACTATTTGTTCCTGGTGTTGCTGGTTTAATTCCTTGAGAAGCACCTGCAATTTGAGAAGGTGTAGGTGTAGAAGTTGCTGGTTTTGCTGCTAATGCTTTAGCAGCCGCAGAACCTGCTGGTGCTCTATTTAAATTTGCTGGTGTATTTGCTCTTGCTAAATCCGCACTTACACTCTTCAAATCAGGAATTGCAGGAGTTGGTCCAGTTGTAGGAAGATTGGTCTTCTGTGCTGCTTGAAGTGCCTTTTCTGGTGATGCTCCACCTGCTCTTTCTTTTTGAGCTGCTCTCAATTCAGCAGATGTTGGAGTTCTTCTCTCAAATGAAGTGTTTCCTAATTTACCAACTGCTGGTGTTGCAGGTTTTGGTTGTGCCGCAGCAGGAGTTGCTGCTCCTGATGATGCAGAAGTTCTTGCAGCATTTTGTGCGGCAACACTTGAATAACGGGACTTCTCCGCAGCACTAAATGCTCTTGCCTTAAAATTAGCACCAACTCCTGTGCCTTCTACTCCATCTTTCTTTGAAAGAACTGGACCTTTTGGTGGTGCTGGTTTTGGTGGTGTTCCTGGCACTGGTGTTCTTGTTGGTGGTGTTCCTGGTACTGGTTGTTCTAATGGTTTTTCTGGTGGTAGTTTTTTTTCTGGTGGTAGTTTTTTTTCTGGTGGTTTTTGTTCATCTCTCCCCAAGCCAGTTTCTTTGTTTAATCTAGTAGCAAGTCTTATCGCTTCGGCGCCTTTATCTGGGTCATAAGAAGTTGCCCCAGGTTTTGCGATATATCCTTTATTTGTCTTCACCACTCCCAGTTGTGCTCTTTGGTTCGTTGCTCTAGTTGCTACCTCCCGATTAAATGCATCAAGTGCTTTTTGTCCACCAATACCACCAATTTCAGTTAAATACTCTTCATACAACTCTTCCCAGGTATACTCACTCAGGTCATAACCTTCTTCTAGGAGTGAACTAACCCAACTTTCAACTTCTTCCCAAACATAAACACTCAAATACAACTCGTTCAAGGCGTCCAAATCTTTTCTATTCATCTTCTTAGGAGTAGTAAAAAGTACTTTTCTATACTTATTTATTCTTTTTACTTATCAATCAACAAACTGTTTCCAGTATTCATATGGAGTCATTTCTTCTCCCATATTCTTTCTTGCTTTTTTACGTGCTCTTTGTGTTTGTTTTGTAGTTGAAGATGGATTATCACTAGTTCTTCCACCTTTTGCTCCTTGATAAGAACGAAGTGTCGTCTCACCAGATGCATTTGGTTTTGCTAAGTGAGTTTTAATTTTTGTAGAAGTTGGGTTGTTCTGTTTCTCTTTCTCAAATGCATTATTAACTTTTGCAGCATCATCATACATATGAGTTTCCTTAGCACCACTCTGCTTTGCAATTCCTTTTGCCGTATCTACTTTTTTCTTCCCAACATCACTACCTTTCATTCCACCAGTATAATGAATTTTATTCATAGGAACATCAATACCGTGCTTCTTCAAGTGTCCTTGGAATTCACTTGGTTTATCAAACTTTGAACGAGCAGTAATTATATGAACGTTTTGTCCTCTTGCTTGTTTTCTCTTAACATCTTTAATTGTTTTTTTGTTTGGAGTAGAAGTTTTTGAGAAAGTTTTAGCACTTTGGAACTCACTAAAATCATAAGAATGTCCCTTATCTTTATCAAGTTTATGAGTATTAAACTCTTGGTTGCTTAAACTTTGAACTCTTTTCCCAGATGCGTCCTTTACGTGAACCTGAACATTTGGTTTGCCTTTCTTACCGTGACCAAACAAGGTCTCATCTACATCATATGCATGAATTGTTTTCTTTGGTCTAGTTCCTCTTGCTTTCTCTTCAATATACTCTTCAAGAATAACTGCTACAAATTCATCACTCATACACTCAAACATATTTTCAGCAGTCTCATAATCTTCTGCGAATTCACTATCAACCAAAGTTTCAATTACATAATCATAAATGTTTTCCGTTTCTTCTTTTTGTGCCGCATAATAAGCACCAAGTGCTCTCTTAATTCTTTGCTTCTTACTATCACCTTTAAATGTTTTGCTCTTTGAATGAACGAAATCACTGATTGTCGCACCAGCATCAGCACCTACATCAATCTTTTCATCAAGTTCAAACTCTTCGTTTTCTATTCTTGCTCTTCTATCATTTTGATTGCTTACGTGACTATCTTGATATTTTGTAACTTTACCTGTCTTATCTCTAATAAATTTTGTTTTCGTCCATTTACTTTCCTTTTCTCCTCTTTGTTTTTTTTCTCCCCAGTTATCAATATGAAGTTCTGTTCTAAACTGATTTTGACCATCCTTATTTCCAATATAAGGATTATTTGTTATTCCTGCTCTTTTATTTCTTGCTGTTTCCTTTTCACTTCTTGATAGACTATTATCAACCTTTGCTTCACTCACTTCTACTTCTTCTTTCTTTACTGACGCAACAAAACCAGGAAGTTGTGGTCCACCCTTTTTTGCTCTTTCTTTTCTTCTACGAGTAATTTCGGCATCTGCCTTATTCGCAAATTCTTTCTGCCCTGCAATATCTGGATGCTCTGCCGCAACACCTTCACTATAAAATCTTTTAAACTTAAAAGTTCCAGACATATGAGTAAGCAATACCTTCTTTTTATTTATAAAAAAAAGAGGGGTCGAAACCCCTCACATCACATTTAATCCTGGTTTTAATACTTCATATTCTCCATTGTTAAAAATAACACCAGAATAATAGTTTTTACCATTAAACTCACAGAACATATTATATTCTCTACTATCTTCAAATGGAGTTATATCTATTAAGTTTCCATAGGTATTTTTCCAGATACTATGGTATATCGCACACCCATAACTTTCATCATCAATATCTGTGATTAAATAATAACCACTTATCTTTTTCCCCCCATAAGTATTTGTATAATGATTTACATTATTGTGGCAGTTTGCATCAGCACATAAAGGTTTAACTACCACAGGAACTTTCAATAGAATATGAGAAAAACTACAATACTCCTGAAGTTTTATAACACACTCATCTTCTGGTAGTGATATTCTAAATTTTCTTTTCAATACTCCATCCATTTGTTCTAGGTCCTTTTCTATTATACTTTATTGCGGCAATCATAGTAGCATATGAGATATTTTGAGATTTACAAAACTCTTTTAATCCACCAACAATAACATATTCTTTATTTTCTGGAGATGTGAGTTTCCAAATTTTTGCAGATGGTGGTTTAAAACCTGCAGCATATCTTTCCTTTGCCTTTTCACTTATTTTTCTTTTTCTTTCTTCACTACAAGGAATACCATAACTTGGATTATTCTCTCCCGCAACCTTTTGACTTATTTTCCTTTTTGTTTCTTCACTATGTTTTTTAGGTCCATATCCACCAACAGAAAGTTGCAAATTTCTTCTTTTTTCTATTTGGTCTTCCCACTTATCACCATATATTTCTTGGTATGTTTTTCCTCTATGATTTGGTGGTCTTGAGCTTTCACAAATATTTGTTAATATTCCACCCTCATCATATCGTATTCTTCCATATTTTTGTATTAATGATTCTTCATAAAAATAAGCATCATTTTCATTTTCAAAATATTCAACTATTTTGACTTCTGGTTCATACCCCTCCTTTCTTATTTTTTGTATTTTATTAAATTTTCTTTCATTATCACTTTTTGCTCTTGTTTTTTCGGACAAATGAAAATAAACCCGATCATCTTTTCCCTTTCCAACATAAAAAGGCAGATTGACTCTTGGGTCTATTAATTCATAAACATAATACATAAACAAGAAACTGAACTCTAATACTATTTATATAATATTATATTTCAGTTTCTTGTATTAGTCAAAGTTGAAATCCAGCAAATGTGTTTGCAGCAACATCTTGTTTAATTCCACCAACAATATAAGACTGCACCTGCGTTTGTTGTGGGCTGACTTGAAGTCCTTTGGAACTAATCCAATGCTCCGTCCAAGGAAGTGGATTATTCTTTGCAGCAATATCATAAAGTGGTTTAATACCAATAGACTTCATACGACGATTCGCAATCCACTCAACATAACTCCAAAGGAGTTTGTCGTTCAATCCAATCATTGAACCATCTTTAAACAAATATTCTGCCCACCTCTTTTCCTCATTTACACAATTCTCAAAAGCACCTTTTACCCATTCCTCTTCTTCTTTAGCAATTTGTTGCATTTCTGCATCATCTCCTTCACGCCATTTATTGAGGATGTTTTGAGTAATGACAAGATGCTGATTTTCGTCTCTTGCGATGAGAGAGATAATTTTAGCGGATCCTTCCATAAGTTTGAGTTCACCAAACGCAAACGAGCAAGCGAAAGAGACATAGAATCTGATACCTTCGAGAATATTGACATTTGCTATTGCACGATAGAGTTTTCTTTTGAGTTCATACCTTTCTTCTTTTGCAGTTCCAGCACCCTCTTGTGCGTGAACCCAAAGATTTGAGTTTCCATAATGTTGTGCGGAATTGATAAAGTCATCATAAGCACCAGTTACTGATGATGCCCGTTCAAGAATTTTTTCATTACTCAAAATAGAATCAAAGACTTCTGTGGGATCAGAGTAAACATTCTTAATAATGTATGTATAGGAACGACTATGAATCATCTCCATAAATTCCCAAACCTTCATACATGCTTCCAATTCTGGAAGAGAACAATAAGGTGTAAAAGCCATTCCAGGACCACGACCCTGAACTGAATCCAAAAGAATTTGATACTTCAAATTAGAAGTGAAGATATGCTTTTGTTCTGGACGAAGAGATTGATAATCTCCACGATCTTTTTGTAAAGAAATTTCTTCTGGTCTCCAGAAATATCCCAACTGTTGTTGAGTCAGTTTATCAAAGACAGGATACTTGTAAGTATCATATCTTTGAACTCCAAGAGGAGCACCAAAAAACATAGGTTGCTTTTTGGGATCTACCTCTTGAGTATTAAATACAGTCATTCCTTCAATCATTTTTTCTTTTTCTGCAGTAACTCTAAATTTTACAGGGTTCATTTTTTACTCCTTGTATTTTACAACTTATCTTTAAATAGAGCAACTATCACAAGAACTTTCATCAGCATTAGAAAGTTCTTCAAGAAGAGATTGGATATCCTGTTTTGGTTCTTCCTTGACTTCATCAGTCTTATTATCATATGTATTTTGATAATAAGCCGTCTTATGCCCCAGTTTAAAACAAGTAAGCATATCTTGTGCCATTACGCTAACAGGAACTTCATTATTGGCATAATTCTCTGGATTATACGACCAGTTTCCAGAAATTGCTTGATCAAAGAACTTCTGCATAACTGCAACAATATTAATATACCCACGATTGCTAGGCATATCCCAAAGCAACGTATAGTTGTTTTTAAGATGTTGATACTGTGGAACAATCTGTTTGAGAGGTCCTTTTTTAGATTTCTTAATTGATAAGAATCCACGAGGAGGTTCAATTCCATTAGTTGCATTTGAAACTACAGAACTTGATTCTGATGGCATTTGTGCTGTAAGAGTAGAGTGTCTCAATCCAAACTCTTTAATTGACTGTCTTAGTGCTTCCCAATCGTGCTGAAGAGGAACAGAAGACACTTCATCTACATCTTTCTTGTAAGTATCAATAGGAAGAATACCTTGTGAATATTTAGTATGATTGAAATATTCACAAGCACCCTTTTCTTTAGCAACTTCATTTGATGCTTTAAGAAGGAAATATTGGAATGATTCAGACAATTGATGAACTGCATCCCAAGATTCTTGAGTATCATAATTAAATCCAAGTTTAGCAAGATAATGTGCCAACCCAATGTATCCAACACCCAAAGACCTACGTGCTTTAGTTCCAATCTCTGCAGCAACTACAGGATAGTTTTGATAATCAATCAATTCTTCCAAACCACGAACAGAAAGATTACAAAGATCCTCAAACTCTTCATCTGATTTTACTTTACCAACATTAATAGCAGAAAGAATACAAAGTGCAATCTCACCATTAGGGTCATCAATATGTTGAAGTGGGATTGTGGGGAGTGTAATTTCCATACAAAGGTTACTCATCTCAACTTTATCCATAAAGGATGAATGAGAGTTGCAGTGGTCAATATTCATAATGTAAATACGACCAGTCTCTGCCCTTTCCTTCAGAAGGTCCAGAAAAAGTTCTTGTGCTCCAATCGTTTTTCTTGGAATAGACTCATTTCGTTCTGCATCCACATATAACCCATCAAATGAATCAGTGCCAAAAGCATCATACAACCCAGGAACTGAGTGTGGAGAGAAGAGTGAAATATCTTCGTTCTTGATGAATCTTTCATAGAACAGTTTGGAGATTTGGATTCCATAATCTAATTTGCGAACACGATTATCTTCGGTTCCTTTATTATTTTTAAGAACTAGAATATCTTCTATTTCTTGATGCCAGATAGGAAAGAAAACTGTAGCAGAACCACCTCTGATGCCGTTTTGTGTGCAGCATCGCACAGTTGATTCAAACTTCTTAAGGAAGGGGACCACACCTGTGTGCTGTACCTCTCCGCCTCTGATTTTAGAGTTGATGCCACGGATGCGACCTGCGTTGATGCCGATGCCTGCTCTTTGAGCAACATACCTCCCAATAGCCATATCACTACTGAAGATGCTATCCAAGGTGTCGTCAACATCAACAAGAACACAACTTGCAAATTGACGAAGTGGTGTTCTAACTCCTGCCATGATGGGAGTTGGGATGTTGATTTTGTGTTTGGAGATTGCGTCATAGTATCTCTTGATGTATGAAAGACGTGTTTCCTTTGAATATCTAGCAAAGATAGTAGCAGCAATCATCATATACATGAACTGTGGAGTTTCATATACTTGTCCGCTGCTGCGGTCCTGGACCAAATACTTATCAACTACTTGACGAAGACCAGCATAAGTAAACAGATAATCTCTACTATGCTTAATGTAATTACCAAGTTTGTCAAGTTCTTCTTCTGTATAATTAGTTAAGATTTCTGGATCGTACACTCCAACGTCAACACAATTCTTAATATGATCTACAAAAGCAGGATGATCTTGAACTCTTCCATACAAAGATTTTCTTACAGAAAACAGAAGTAATCTTGCAGCAACAAACTGATAATTTGGATTATCCAAATCAATCAAATCACTAGCAGAACGAATTAAAATCTCCTGAATTTCTGCTGTTGTAATTCCATCATAAAATTGAATACCAGATTGCATCTCAACCTGTGATGCAGAAACACCAGACAGGTCCCTACATGCCTCCTCAACCATCAAGTGAAGTTTATTGAGATCAAGAGGTTCATTATCACCACTTCTCTTAACTACCTTTGTACCGTTGCTCATACTCGTTTCCATCCAATAAGTTTTGCTTTTGCTTCTAGTCCCATATAAGTATTTTCCTTGATGATTTTTGAGGCATCAATTCCTGATAAAATTATATCATTGATATCTTTTTCTTTCAAGTCATTTGGCCAAATGACAATTGGAAATTTCATTTGTATTGCCTTTTCCATTCTATCAACAATTTGTTTATTCCGTTTTTCATTATCATAAACCATTACGAAATCTGTTCCAAAGTTAGAAACAAAAAACATTTTGTCAATGTCTGCACCAACCATAGCAATTGAATTATCTAAAAACATACTATCAAATGGTCCTTCAACAACATAAACAGTTTTGTCGTAATCTGGTTTATCCAAATTGTAAATTTTTGGATGTGTATCATTAAGAATAATCGTAATGTATTTTACCTTTGAATTTTTATTCAAACTACGACCTTGAAATCCAAATATTTCTCCTTTATTAACCAAAGGAATAATGATTCGTGGTTCGTCCTTTTCTACTTTATCAAAGGTGTGTTTTTGAGTATTCGTCCATTCTTTAAACTTCTCACAGAAATACAATTCACGCAGATAGTTGTTGGGTATCTTTCTATCTTCTAGGTATTTTCTTGCGGAGTGTTCTTTATTTAGTTCTGCGATAGTAGGAAGGTCAAATGCTTTTTTTGAAAAGTTTGGTTTCTCAAAATTAAACTCTGGGTTCTTTGTTTGAGATCCTCTTCCTGTTGTTCCTTCTTTATATCTTTCCATTACATACTGGTCGTAAAGAACAGTATCCATATCTTTTAGAAAGTTTGTAAATGTTCTAGAAGTCCCACAATTATGACATTTGAAATTGTGATCATTCTTTAATTGGTAAATATACCCTCTTGTTTTACTTTTTGTCCTTTGACTATCACCGCAGTAAGGACACCGAAAGTTGTAAAGACCTTCTTTTTTCTTGGCAAACTTATCCAGTCGGGAAGAAACCAACCCGATGTATTTGGAATCAACAAAACTCATTACAAAAGAATACTATTTCAGTCTCTCTATTCTACCGTTGTCTTGTGCTGGTGTCAAGATGCGAGTGACCAATTCAGAATTATTGATTGTGAAACTTACTGCTGCAAGAACTCCAATACCTACCCAAACTTTCTTTTCTAATCCTTGTAACTTTGCCAATACCGCAGTATGGTCTTTATCCATTTTATCTTTTAATTGATCCATTTTTGTAAAGAGTATATCTTCTATCTTTTCCCCGTTATTAATCTTTTCTTCATGAACTACAAGCATTTTAGTTACATTTGCATTTACTTCACTTATCTTTTCAATCGCACTCTCAATACGTTGCATTAACTGTTCACTTGTATGGATTTTTTCCTCAAGGATTGCAACCTTCGTTTCTATTGTTTGAGGGGGACTATACATTGGATTGATTATTGTGGAGGTTTTCTTTTTTGCATCCAGTTCTTACGAGAACCTTTGCCCAAAAATATATTCTTTTTATTTTTAAAAACAGGTGGAGTATCTGGTGGAAGACCCGCTATATTTATTTGACCTGGTGGGTTGGTGGAATTTGTAGGAGCAACAGATACAGACATTCCTTCTTCAACAATATAATGTCTTACAATTGAAATAATTCTGTCTAGGGTAGATTCTTTCATTAGATTAAATTAAGTTGTTCTAAACATTCTATATCAATTGGAATATTATGAATTTTAGTTTTTGGAACTTCTGGTAATCTTCCAAGATAAACTACAAAAGTTTTTATAATACTCCAAAACTCACTATCTATTTTATAAAACAATAAAGGTGTTGCTGCATCACCAAATACATTATAAAGAATAATAAAATGATTAACCAAAAGGTGAGCATTTAGCTCACCCGTTGTTTTATGTCTTTTCAATAATCTTTTTATCCACTTGAATCTTTTTAGGTCCTCATAAAAATCATCTTTGGTTGCAGCTTGTGGATTATCATAATGTTTAATAGCAAACATCAAATAATTATCTTCGTTCAACTCGTCAAATCTCATATTATATTTTATCTAACCGTTAATGTAGTAGTTCCAAGTCCAACTCCAGAAGTTGTTCCAGCACCAGCAATATTACGAATAAGAACATCTCCAAATTGTTGTGTGAATGAACTAATTACACCAACACCATTAGAACCATCGGTAACAAGACCAATAAACCCTCTGCTTGCATCAATAAATAATTTAGTAGCAACAGTTCTTGTGCTGAATGTAGCAGCAGTTCCTGCTATGATTGTAGTACCAATTGTGCTTCCCGTTCCAATATAAACGAAAGTATCTCCAACACCAGTAACAGAAACATTAGTAAGTTTACCTGCAACTGAAAGTGAACTTCCCGAAGAAACGTTTACTACAGAATTAACAAAGATTTGTGTTGCTCCAATTGCAACTGTTGGTCCTGTAGTTATTCCAGTTAAGAAGTTAACGTTTGCAGTTAAAAGAGTGCTTGGAGATGTAAATGCAAATGCTACTCTGTTTGTAATTTGACCGTTATACCCTGTATATATCCCTGGTGAACCGTGAGTAGCAGCAGTTCCAGCCCAAGCATATTGAATAGCAGCTGGACTTATCGATGCTGCCGTTGCAACAATTCTTGTTGTCTCATTTGTATTATTAGCATCAAAAGCACGAATACTAACAGTTGCACCAGCACTTGCAAAAACAAGTTCATTAAACACAACGTGAATATATCCAGTAGTATTTGTAGCAATACCAGTTGTTGCACCACCACCAATAGAAATTGGTGATGCTAAATTTGGATCCTCAAAGAAAACTGCAACTGGACCAGCAGTTCCAATACCAGCAGATTGGCTATTAACACCAACATTAGTGATATTCAAATCAGGAACTGTAACCAAAACTTCGTCAAAATAACGAGTAGAAATTCCCGAATTTTCTCTAGTCTTATATCTTCTTTGAATCCAACCACGAACATCTGCGAAAGTATTCCAAGGGCTCGTGTTACGGTCCAGTTCATTTTGAAATTTCGGAATAGCGTAATTATTTGTCGCATTTTCCGAAGTTGATGAAATACCCCAAAGTGCCATGTGATTTCTCGTTAATTTTTTTTCCTAAACTTATTTATAAAAATAGGGGAGTATCAAACTCCCCCCTTCCCAAATATTAATCAATAAATGATTAAGGTGTTAAATCTTTACCACCCTTTGCTTTTAGTTGTCCTTGGACTTGTAAAAGAAGTAGCGAAAGAAGTCCGTTTGCTTTGACTTTTGGGTTTGCTCCAAGTGCTTCAGAAACTGCAAAAAGAACAGTTGCGATAAGTGCTTGATTGGCAAGTGCCCATGCGATGAGTGCTGACATAATAACCTCGTATGAAGAAGGAACCTATCTTATTTATCAACAGTTCCACTTTCTTAGTGAAAGTGCCTTTCTTGTTGGTCTTCCTTTTTCGTCCTTCATAGGACCAGGCATTCCTCCCATACGAGCACAAAAAGACTTTCTGCGTTTTGCTGCTTTACTACCTTTTTTAAGTTTTGATGGTGGAGTAGTCACAGCAAGAGAGAGTTTTGAACCAGGATTTTCTCTACGATAAGAAGCAATCCCTTTTTTGTTTAGTCCACCCTCAGGGTTCTTTCCTTCTTTTCTTTGCCAAGCAGCAGATTCCTCACCAATAATTCCCGAATTCAATTGAGAGTTTTTTTTCTTCTTTGCGTCTACTGCTTTTTTAATAATTGCCATCATAAGAACTTTTTTTTTATCATCCTCACAACCACATTCTTCTGCTACTGCTACTGCTTTTTTCTTTTTCTTTTTCTTTGGTTTTTCAACATTAGCATTTAGTTCCTTCATTTTTTTTAGAACACTAGCAGTTCTACTTCTTCTTTCACTTGGAGTCTGAGAAGCAAAAGTTTCACGAGAGTGTTGGCGGAAAGTCTCATCACCCTCATCATATCCTTCCGTAACTTTTTCTGTTTCACCAGACATATAATCAGCAACACTATCAATATGGTCTGCTGCTTTTGTAATTTTAGATTGAACCCAAGCAGGAAGTTGTTGATTTGGAGATTTTATTTTTTTACGAAGAGTTTTGACTGCTCTTTCCATCGTAGCAAGTTCATTATGTGCCATTCCACCTTCTTCGTCTTTTTCCTCTTTCATATTTGGGTTGAGTTCAATTTTATTTTTACCACGCATCACATCAATAATTTTTTTCTTTTCTGTTTTTCCATCTTCATCTTCAACTTCAACGATAAACTCTTCTTTCCAATTTGAGTATCCTTCAGTATAAGGACGTTTAGGATTAGAAGCAGGACCAGTTACAGTACCAATTGAAGGACGAACAGAACCAGATTTTTTGGAACGTTTAGGATTAGAAGCAGGACCAGTTACAGTACCAATTGAAGGACGAACAGGACCAGAACCACCACCAGGAGGAGGAGGTGGAGAACCACCAGGACCAGAACCACCACCAGGAGGTCTGCCACCTAAAGGTCCACTTTTTTTAGGTTTCTTCCCTGGTATTTTACTTGCTCCATCACTTTTTTCTGCTTCTGCTGCTGCTTTTTTTGCTTTATTTTTTTCTATAGCATAACGAATTCCAGCTTTCGTAACTCCACCGACAAGAGACCCCACATTTCCAACTACCTTCGTATAAGCAGTCGCATCACTATCTTTAGATGATATTGATTGTGTTTTGATATCAGAAAGAGCAGCACTCGCAGCTTGCCTGGGTTTATTTTTAATATTCTCTAATTCCTGCTTTTTCTTTTCCTCAGCATTTTTTTGAGCTTGTGCTATAGAGAATTTAAGTTGTTTATTTTTTCTTTTCTCTCTTTTTGCTGCCAAATCAAAAGAAGGATTGCCTGGTCCATATGGTTCTTTTTTTGATTTTTTACCTTTATCCAAAGCAGCAGAACCTTTCACATTAGTTTTAGCAATTTTTAATCTTCTTTGTCTTTCTGCTTTTTCTTTATTTCTATCTCTTGCCTCAGCAATAATTTCGTTCCAAGGTCTCATTTTGCTTAGATACTTCTTTTCTTACTTGTATTTATGTTTTTCTTTGGTACAGTTGGTTTAATTTCAACATCAGTATACGAAACCACTGGTTGCCCTGGTGTGGTTGATTGTGCGTGTGCTCTATAAGCACAAGTTCCAATCTCTTGTACTTCTCTCAAATCTTTCAACCAACTCTTAAACATCACACCTTCTTTCGTTACACAAATTAAATGATTTGCTCCCCTACGAAGAATTCTTCCAACCAATCCACTATTTAAGTTTTCCACCAAAGAACCAACATCAAATAATCCATTCTTCTTATAATTCCATCTCATTCCCTCATAATCCATTTCTGGAGCAATCTTCCAAATCTCAGTATCTTCACTTACTTTCATCGAACGAGAAACGGTATTAAACATTTCCTGTTTCTCTGCGGTATCCATGTTTGCTGGAAGACCAGTAGCAAATCTTTCGTAATCTCCCATTGCTGCTGCTGTTCTCATCATCGCAGAAGAACCAGGACTTTCAACATCACTATCAGGGTCTTTCACACCAGACGGAACTACCTCAACATTATTGAACTGATATTGTTGTCCGTCTCCTTTATGAACTAAACTTTGAAATTCACCAAGTCTGTCTTGTCCCGTTACAATAACAACATCAGTATATCCATCATTATACACAGAACCCAAAACATCAAAAATAGTTTTTGTTTTATCACTATCTACAATATATTCCGCATACTCTGGGAACATAGATTGTAGATAAGAAATCTTTAATCCTGGATTGAGTGGATTTGTTGCTCCATCTTCAATACGACTTGGATAAACTCTAAACTCAAATTTTCTTCTAGTTGCCTGTGAATATCCTGCTTTTAATAATGCTCCGTGATTTTTAGATGGAGGATTGAATCTTCCAATCACAATCGCAACACCATTAACCTGCTCTGCTTCTGGTTGCTGTTGCTGTGCTGCTTGTTGTTGTGGTGCTGCTTGTTGCTGTTGTGCTCCTGCTTGTTTCTTTTCTCCTTGTTGCTGTTGAGTATCAGCACCACCTTGACCGAAATACTTTAACTTTCCACCTACAGTTTTTGCTACAAGATTTCCCTGATTATCATACCAGTCACCATGACCATCTCCTTTAAGTCCGCGGTTCTTTGCTTCAGTAGACGCAAGTGTTTCTACTGCTTCTTTGATAAATCTAGCAAAACTTTTCATTTATATGGTATTTTTAGTTATTTATTCACTAGAAACTGCTATAAAGTAATCTTAAATCATTAGCATCATCTAATGAAAAATTACTTCTCGCAACACCTTCACTTTTTAATGTTAATGTTGGTCTAAATGTTCCATTGCTATTACTTGTTTTTCCTCTAATCACCAAACTAGCAGACGATGGAGCAAATCTTGGAATATCAATTGGAAGTTTTGAATTTAAACCCATTTTATCACTACCAAGAATATAAAATCCTTCATTTTTTATCTGTATATAATTAATACCCTTACTATTATAATAAAATATAATTTTAGAAACGATGTCTGGTCCAGATGCTATTGTTGTTTGTGGGAATGGATTTGAACTTCCAGTCTTTTCAGTTAAAAGTTTTTCGTAATATAAAATCTTAGCAAGATTTTGATTATTAACAATTTCTTGTAATTCAGTCGCAGACAACTTATTTCCTGGTAATCCCCAAGCTTGTTGTATTTTTCTATCTACATCATATTGCGAATAGAGATAATTATACAAACTAACTATTGATTGTGGTTCTGTTCCATCAAATTTTGCCACCCAAGAAGTTCCATTAAAAGTTATTGCCTTCTGTCCAAAATCAGACTGTGTGGTTGTTTTTGCTTCAACCAAAAGTGCCTGCCCTGGATTAGTAGCAGAAGGTATAGTTAAGTCTGGACCACTTCCAAATCCAGCATTTTTTGGAATATTTTTAAAAACTGATTTTAATTTATTTCTAAGAGTAATCTCATATTGTTTTCCCGCTAGTGCTGGATTGGCCATATAAAAATCCCCTCTTTCTTGTATTTAGAAAGAGGGGATATATTTTAATCTTTTACTTGGTCTTCAATCTTTTCATCGAGAAGACTAATCACTTCTCGAATTTTGATAATCCTTTCTGTTGGAAATTCATAACTATGGTCTTTCTGTGAATTAAAAAGAACTTGTCGGATTGTTGCCGCAGAAATTAAATCAATTTTAATAGATACTGTTTTTTCTTTAGTCATAGTGCCTCCAATTTTTTCTCTACAGACTCTGGGGTTGCTTTTACTCTATAAACGACACCATCTCTTCGGGAAAGTTCTGTAAGAATTTCAGCAGAAATGTCCCACAATTCTGAAGAATGTCTATGGTTATATGGCCAAGTTGAAGTATTCATTAGATGTCTCCTTCTTCACGATTTTCACTATAATATGCGTCAAAAAATCCTTCAGGATAACGCTTCATTAGTTTATCAATATTCGTTTGAATCACTTCATCAAAAGAAACTTCAAGGGCAATACATGCCTGAGCAACATACCACAAAGTATCTCCAAGTTCCTTGATTAAGTGAGTGCGAGTCTCATTATTCCAAGGTTTACCCTGAAATAGCATTTTCTTTACGATTTCCAAAAACTCACCACCTTCGGCATTAATTCCAACACCAGCAGTCAAAAGTCGTTCAATATTAGCACCTTTCTCATCCAACTGAACCATACGGTCAGATAGAGCAAGAAAATCTTTAGATGCGTCACTTGTAACAGCATCTACAAAGTTTTGATATTTACCAAAATCAATTCGTTGAGTCATATTGTTTAAAATTTAAATCCTGAAAATTTGTTTGTGTTTTTACTCTCTTCATAAGTATACTCTTCCTCTTGTCCAGAGTCAAGTATATCTTTTTGTGCTGATTGTTCCACATCATAAAGACGCATCTTTGCCCTATCAATCCCAATCACAAATCTTTTATTCATTGTTGGGTCATTGTATCTATTCTTCAATTGTTTTACCATAATCTGTCCCAACCCCTCCAACTCTTCTGTGCTAATAAGGGCAAACATAAGGTCAGCAGTAGCAGGAAGACCAAAGGATTCACTAGTATCAGTAAGGTCAGGGTCAGAGCTAGAAAAACCACTACGAGTAGTCTGGGTGGCCGAAACAATTGGAACATTTGATTCAACTGCAAGACCACGAAGTTCTTCTGCAATTGCTTTAACATAAGAGTAAGAATTAACTGAAAAATTACTCTTATACCTTGAGGACCCACAAATATTAAGGTAGTCAATGAAAATAATATCAGGCTTAAATGATTTCTTAAGAGAGAGTTCATTAAGAAGTGCTCTAAAATGCCCTGCGTGTGCTGAAGCAGTTGGATATTCTTTAATAATCAAAGTTCCTTGTGTCTTCTTCGCAATATTATTTACTTTTGTGTCAAACATCATTTTTGGTAATGTTTCAATATCTTTGATATTTACATTCAAAAGGTTTGCGTCAATTCGTTCAGCAATTTTCTCCTCTGCCATTTCAAGCGTAATATACAATACGTTCCGTCCTTGAAGAAGAACTGATGCCGCTACGTGACACATAAAGAGACTTTTTCCAACTCCAGTATTGTGAGAGGAAACTCCATTAGTGTAATATCTATGATTTGGATGATTTACATTAATATCTACAATAGGTATTTGTTTATTGTTTTTATAAACCCGACCAATTTTAATACCCTCGTTAGTAATCAATTTGTATATTAAGTTAGATTGTTCCATTTCTTTAGCAGAAATCCATCCATCAGTAGTTTCAAATAAATGACTTTCATTACATTTTACTTTAGTATTATCTAACAAATATAATTTGTATTCTTCATACATTCCTTTGTTAATAAAAAAATTAACTGGAACATATCCATCGGGAGAATCAACTTCTACCTCATATCCATTATCAAGTAATGTTTTGATTTCATCAATTGATGTTTCTTTTTCAATCCACATTTTGTATAAATAGTAGTAGCAGGGACAGGGGAAATGTTTAGTCAAATTTATTCTAACTTATGCGAAGGCAACAAGTCAAGAAAAGACAATTATAAAAAGTATTCTGGATTACACGAACATCATATTAGCCCAAAACATATGGGGGGAGATAATAGTGAAGAAAATCTTACTTATTTGAGTGTAAGAGAACATATCATAGCACATTATTTACTTTGGAAAATTTATAAAAATCCAAATGACTTAAGGTCTATGAAAATGTTGGGGGCAAATATAACACCCCAACATAGAAAAATAATAGGAGAATTTTGTAGAGATAATCAAATTGGGTTCTTCTCAATCCCAGTAGAAGAAAGAAAAGATTGGAGACTAAAAGGAATAGAAATACAAAAACGAGAATATCTAATCAATAATACTAAAAATTTCTATTATTGGAGCACAGAAGAAGGCAGAAAGGAAAGAGCATCCATTGGAGGAAAACAAAGAGCATCCACAGAATTCAATTATTGGGCATCTAATGAAGGAAGAAAAACACGAGCATCATTAGGGGGAAAGGCACATAAAGGCAAAAAGGTAATGCATTTACCAGGAACAAAAGGATGGAAAAGAATATCACCAGAAGAAGTTGATATAAAACTAAATGAAGGTTGGAAGTTTGGAACTGGAGAACCAGCACCAAACTCCAAAATCAAGAAATCTTCCTAAATCTAATTTTAACTCTAGTTTCTGGATGAACGCAACCAGCAAGTGCGATATTGAGGGTCTTATTAGGAATACCCCCTTTGGTAATTTTATTAAAATATTCCAAATCAAATGGGATTTTGTCTTCTTTTCTATGATAAGATTCATATCGTTCTTCATAATCTTTTAGGTAGTCGTGTCCAATGTGGCTATCAAATCCAATGGCAAGTGCTTCTTGCAAAATTGCTGGAATGGAATCTCTTGACTTCTTTTCGTCTTGTCCGTCAGCAATTTTGATACTTTCCATAAGAGCAAGATAGATTGCTCGGTCTTTACACCACTTTTCAGTAGTATCTATCAACCATTGTTTATCTGCTGGAGCATCATCAAGTTTAGAAATATAATCACAAATAATTTTGTAGGTATCTTCTGTAATATCAGTTCTTTTTTCTGTTTCAATCAAAAGAACTTCTTTTGTTGCTAGTTGTTCGTAAGCAACAATAAATTTACAAATCTCCTCAAAAACTACTTTCTCGTGAAGATTCTCAAAGTATTCATTTTTGATGAAAGGCAATACCTTCCTACAATAATCATTATTAAATAAAAGACTTCTAAGAATTGTAGTTTCGACTTTTTCCATTTCTCCTCTAACTATGGATTTCGTTTGTGGTGAGGAGCATCGAATACAAAAGTAATCCTAACTTCATCACCAATATTTTCAGCACTATGGGGAAGTTTATTATTGAACCAAAAGAAAGTTCCAGGTTCCACAATCATAGTTTCATCCCCTACACTATACCTGTATTTTCCCTGAATGGAAAGGTGGTATCTATCTTTCGTAAGATAATAAGTACCCTCATCAATATGAGTTCCAACAATCTCACCGACAGGTAAAGAAAGAAAAGCACAACGACGTATTTTCTTAAAATATGTCTTTAAGAATTTAAGAACTTCTGTGTGTTTTTCGTATGCTGGTGTGTGAATACAAATTTCAGTATCACCAACATATTGTCCTTCCTTTTCTATTCCACCCATTATCAGTTGAAGAACATCAACTGTAACAGTATATTTTGTTGGGTCAAGTTGTTCTATTTTTTTATCTTTGATATTTTTTTGCGAACCCCAATCTTCTGGGTGCTTCTTTATTTGTTCTAATATTTTAGATACATCAATTCCAGTTTTTATGATGCGAATGTTTTTCATACTCCATAACTAAACTCTTTTTTTGCAATTTCGTCAAGTGCTTGCATTACTTCTGGAGTAAAATACTTTTCTGGATTTTTCAGTATTTCTTTTGCGTAAAGTTTTTTACCGTCCATTTCGTACCTACCAGCAACATTCTTCCACAACCCACCCAATTCTCCAAGTTCAAGCAAACCATAATACCTATCAAGACCACGTTCATCATAGAACAAACGAATTTCAACATCTTGATTTTCTTTACTCAAACGAGACTTAGCAGTCTTTGCCTTGATAATGTTTCCAATGACTTCCGTTCCATCTTTCTCTTTTTTCTTTGAGAGATGAATAATGGTAGAAGCAGCATACTTAAGACCACTACCACCTCCCATCTCTTTAGTAGGAACATAAGCACCAATAACATCATAGGTGTGATTGGTTACAATCATAGGAATTTTTGCCTTTCCGAGTTTCAATGTAACCATACGGAATGCACCTTTAATGAGTTGAGATTTGGTCATGTCCCTAACTTCTTTGTCATTCAGGGCATCACTAATCTCTTTACTGGTGGAAAGCATACCTAAAGAATCCAGAACAAACATACAAGGACTACGTTCCCCTTCAGGTTTCTTTAGGTAAAGGTCAACTGCCTTTAGTGCCGTGCCACGAAATTCTTCAACTGTGACCACGTTGACAACAACCACTCTACTTGTGTCAATGCCTCTGCTTTCCAATAAGGATCTGGTGATTGCAGCTTCAGTATCAAAATACAAACAGTATCCAGTAGGATTATTATCAAGAAAATTCTTGACCACTGCCAAACTAAAGAAAGTTTTTCCTGTAGAACTTTCACCCGCAATTGCAGTGATTTTGTTACCAGATACACCACCAAAGATACTCCCACTGACAAGAGCATTGAATATGTACGAACCCGTGTCCACATAAGTTTCAGTTTCATCAATGTCTGATGCAAGTTGTGTATATTCTCCACCAATTTCTTTTACAATATCTTTTAAAAAGTCCATTAGTTAAAAAATGATTCAAGGTTTACTGTTTTTTCTACTCTCCAATTAATCGCGTCAAGAATAACTTTCATTGGTTCTAAAAATGCTTTACTGAATTGTAAGTCATAATCAATGTATTTGTCTAGTCCAAATTCCTTTGGAAATTCTTGAATATAAGAAATTACATTCTCACGAATTGGATTTGGAAGTTTTAAATAGCAAAATTTAATCTTCTCACCATTTTGAATCTTTGCATACTTCTTATCCAATTTCTTTTCTTTAATTAGATGATTATAAAGAATTGCTCCTCTTGCGTGAATGGGAGTTCCCTTACAATAAAGAGTTGATGAAGATTTATGTTTATCTACGTCATTAATTGAACGTGGAAATGAAATTTCTTCTGGGGGAAGTTCATTAAATGCTTTACGAAAATTATCTATAAAGGAAATCATTTCGTCTTCTGTTTTAGTCATCACAATTTTAAGAGCATCCTTAATCTTTTGACGACAAGGAGCAGGAGTAGAAGATTTAACTGCTTCCAGTCCCATAATTTTCAATTTAGGTTCATCATATCTAACACCTTCACTATCCCAGACATTCAAGATATAACGTTTTTTAGCAGTCCAGATTCCACGGTCGGCAATATTCTCCCGTTTCATCTGCATCTTTTGGTCGTATGCGTTTACATAATCCGCCAATTCTTGGTAAGAACTCTCAATATATTTTTCAAATTCCACCTCACAGACCTTATCAAGGAACCCAACAATTTCCTCAGTAGTTTTTTCTCTTCCTTTGTATACAGTCTCAACAAAAGGACCCATATTAAGGTAAATGGAATCAGTATCAGAAGCAATAACATAATCAACATCATTTGTTTTAAGAATTTTGTTTAGGTATGAATTCATTTTACGTTCAATCCAACGAATAGAAACTTGTCCAGACATTGTGATTGCTTCAGCATTTGCTAGTTTATAATACCTGAAATACTGATTTCCAATAGCACCATAAGCACTATTAAGAGAAATCTTTTTTGCCATTTGGATATTGTTGCATCTAGAAATTTCTCTTTCCAATTCTTTCGTCTTCGTCTTTTCGTATTGCTGTTTTGCCTCCAACATCTTTTTCTTGAAGATTACACGGTCATTATACATTTTCTCCATTAGTTCTGGAAGAAACCCACGAACGTCCTTGCGATACATCGCACCATTCGGGCATACTGCATAGTCTTTATAATCAGAAAGATCCAATTCTTTATTCAGAATTTTATCTACTGTTGCACTTGGATGTCTTGTATCAATTAAAGTTTCTGGTGAGATATTATATTGCATAATTAAATGCGGATAAAGTGAGTTCAAATCGAAACTTACTACATAATCATATTTTCCAGGTTTTGGTTCTTTTACATAAGCACCAGCAAATTTATCACTCTTCTCTGAACGATCTTTAGGGGGAATAACAATATTCCTTTTCTTTAAGTAATTATAAATGATTGCATCCCAAGTTCTTACTTGAAAGAATACATCATTAAAATTTATTTTTGCATCATAAGCCATCGTAAAACATAGTTCAATAAGTTTCATCTTGTCTTCCAATTGGTCTACAAGTTCTACGTCTCGAATATTATAATCAATAAACTTCTGCCAATCTTTTGTATAAAAATCCTTAAAAGTTTCAAACTCAGAGTGGTCCAATTTCTTTTGACCTAGTTCCACATTTGCGATATGGTCTAGACGATAAGATTCCTGTGCTTTATAAGTAAATTTCTTATAAAGGTCAAGATAATCAATCACAGAAACCCCAGCAACTTCATAAGAGATTTGTTCTCTTCCTTTAATTACAAGTTCTTTTCTGCGAATGTTTCCCCAAGGAGAAAGACGACGTGCTTCCTTTTCTCCGAGAATTCTATCAATTCTTCCAGCAATATAAGGAATATCATACAACTCACAGTTCCAACCTGTAATCACATCAGGAGTTTCTTTTTCCCAAAATGCGAGAAAGTGCTGAATCAAATCAATCTCATCCCTACATTCAACGTACACAACATCATTACGAGTATTAATATAAGGACGAGAAGCAAAGCAAATGATACGCTTTGTTGCGTAGTTTTGTAATGTGATTGCTAGAAGTTCTTCAGCACAATCAAATACATTTGGGAATCCATTTTCTGATGCAACCTCAATGTCGATTGTTACGAGACGAATTTTATTAATATCAAACTTAATTTCATCTTCTGGATATGTTTGTGAAATATATTGTGCTTTGTAATTATCATTACCATAAACAGCAAATCCTTCTACATTTTCATATTTCTTCAAAAACTCCTTACAATCAGAAATCTTTCCAGGTTGAATTGGTTCAACACTCAATCCATCAAGAGTTTTATACTTACTTTGTTTTTTAGATGTCACATATAGAGTTGGTTGAAACTCTTCCTCTGACTGAAAATACCTACCGTCTTCATAACCACGAACCAACATTTTATTAAATTTTTCATAGACGTTGGTATAAAATCTCATTTTGTAAGTTTCAAGTATTCATTAAGTAGTTCTTTTGTTGGTTCAACAAGAGTCAAAATCTTATCTGAACTCATCATAATTTCTTCGTCATTTGTAATTCCCTTCAACCAAGGAGAAAGACTTCCATCATCAGAAATCAAATATGGTTTTACTAATCTACAATTTGGTTCTCCAAAATCAACTAATACTTCTTGAATTTCAGTGATTAAATTCAACTGATTCATTAAGATTAGAACTTGAGTTATCGGATCCGACATCATCGGTTCTTCCGATGGTTCCCCCATCATTTGATCCACTGACATTGTAATTTCCTCTTCCATTCATTCTCTCCTCATAAGATTTTTTTAAAGTTGCTGCTGGTTCTACAATTGTAACCACCCAATCTGGGTTAATCGCAATATCAGTATCATCAGACAAAGGAATCCAAGGATATACTGAGATATTATACGCTCTCGTTTCTGGTTGCTCTGAATCTTCCATCAATACTTGTGGTTGAGTCAGTTTAACAACATAAGGATTAGAAAAAATATAAGAAACAAGTTTATTTGTTTCTTCTGAGATTGCTTCTCTAATATCTGCGATTACATCTTCACCAGATTTTAATAATGCTAGTTTTACAGTCATTTTACTCACATACCTGTTGTAATTTTACCAAAAAAATGGGGGAGCGTCAACTGGTTTTTGCCAGTTGCTCCCCTTGCGGCAACAATATTCAATTCTATTTATTTAAGTTCATACACTTTCCTTTTCTGATGCTCTGGAATGACTCTATTCAATTTAATAGTAAGTAATCCATCCTCAAAAGAAACATCTTTAACTTCAACATCATCAGAAAGAGTCCAGGTGCGTTTAAATGCTCTCTTTGATAATCCCTGGTGAATATATTCATCCTCAGAATTACGAACTTTTCCTGATTCTACAAAGAGTTTATTCCATTCTGTAGATACTCTGATATCATCTCTTTTATATCCAGCAAGTGCGATTTCCAATCTAAAATCAACACCACTTTCTTTAACTAGATTGTATGGTGGATAGTTAGTATGCGTTTCAAACGCAGTATCAAACCTTTTAAACCACTCATCCATTCCAATACTATTTTTTTGAATTTCTAATAGATACTTAGCAGTTTCTGGTACTGAATAAGTAATCGAACTTGTTCCGAACATAATAGACCTCCTTAAAGCGTCTGTAAGTGTATAATGTCCCCGAAGGCAACATCATTAGTATATATCAAAGAACATAAAAAAATGGGGAGTGTTGTTCTCCCCATTTTCTTATTCGGTTTCCTCTTCTACCCTTTTCTTTTTAGCACCAATATTATATTTGGTCTCCAAAATCCAATCTGCTTTGTCCTTATAAGCAAGAACTTTGATTTGATTGAGTGGAGCAATATCAGTAATACCTTCTGGTTTGACGATTGTAATCAATCCCCAATCAGCAAGAAGTTGAATAATACGATTACGACGTTGTACGTCATTTACAGTAAGATTTGCGTGTTTACCATCTAAAGCAAACAATTCTTTAAAATGTACAAGGTAGTATCTACCTTGCTTATGAAGAATATGGCAAGATTGGTAAATCTTTTTCTCTTTACGTGATGCGACACCAATACGAGTGAGTGTTTCACGAACCTTCAAAAAATCGTCAGGTTCATTCAAAATCACTTCAACCATTTGGTCTTGCGACCAAATCACAATAGGTTCATTTACAACACTCATTTTGTTCCTCCAGTTTCAAGTTTTGATTTAATAAAATCTAGTTGTGTTTTTGTCAGAATTCTCAAAGCTTGCTTTGCCTTCTCATTACTATAACCATAGTAAGATTTGACTATTTCAAGGTCTTTAATTTTTTCTTGTTTTAACCAAGGAGAGAATCTCTTCTTTTTCCTAATTATATTTATAAAAAAATCATATTGAAGTTTCTTATCTAATGAGGAGAACTTATTCATCTCATTTGCGTACATCAAACAATCAATATGACCCGACAAACATCTGTTAATAATATAAGGAGCATACTCCTTTATAGAGGATGGGTCTTCATCCATAATATTTTTTTTATTTTGATTGATTGAGTTCAACCAATCTTTCAATTCAATTTTCATTTATATAAGTTGCTGGATGAAAATTACAATACTCATTAAACACAATCTTACATTCTTTGTTAGTAAGATTACAATACTCTGCTGCCTTTGGAAGGTTCCACTTAGCAGCAAAAAGCATTTCCATTGCTTCTCTTGTTTCAGGTCTCATTTGAAACTACACTCACACATAATTTCTGTTAATGCTGCTAGAAGGTTAATTTCTTGGTCAGCCACAAAACAAATTTGGTATTGGTACTTAGCAACAATAAGAACGGCAGCAGGGATAGATTGGGGTGAAAGACAATCATAACAGGCGTCATACACCCTGCGAAGAACGACACCAGGGTCGTTATCCAAGTTGGAGACCACCCACTTTCGGACTTCAGAAAAGTTTTTACTTTTGAGATGAGTAATAAGGTCATTTACAGCAACATCAGAAAAAGACGCAAGAATACCACTATCTATTTCACCACTAACAGAGTATCTTTGGCACTCATTTAGAACTCTCCTCCAATCAGGAAAATGAGAATTTATCAGTTGGGCAAGTACTTTCGGATCATATTTGATGCTTTCTTCATCCAAGATGTTTTGTAAACGCTTGAAGAAGGATCCTGCCAACTGAGCTTTTTCTCTTCCTTTGATACTGAACTCAACAACTGCACATCGGGAATGGAGGGGTTCAATGATTTTGTTTTTGTAATTACAGGTGAAGATAAATCTACAGTTGTTATAAAACGTCTCAATATTAGCCCGTAGTAAGAGTTGAACGTCGTTTCCTGTGTTATCTGCCTCATCAATGATGATGACTTTGTGTTTACCAGTTTCTTGAAGTGAGACGGTCGAAGCAAAGTTCTTTGCTTGGTTCCGTACCGTGTCCAGAAATCGTCCTTCATCAGATCCATTGATAACATAAAAATCTACTCCCAATTCATTACATAGTGCCTTTGCTACTGTGGTCTTACCAACTCCTGGAGGTCCAGCAAGAAGCAAATTTGGAATTTCACCCTTATTTAGAAAGTCCTTAAAAGACTTCTTGATATTATCAGGCAAAATACAATCTTCAATTGTCTTTGGACGGTATTTCTCCACCCACAAAAAATTTTCACGCATAATTATAAATCCAATTTGGCATTCTATCAGGAATTTTTAGGTAATTGTCCTTTACCCAAGGTTTGGACGCAACATACTTTTGATATGCTGTTGGAGTATCAATACTTTCGTCAAGTTTAAATTCGTCGGGCATTGCCCTTGTGAATTCTACCACATTTTTATAGATAGAAATCTCTTTTCCACTTTTAGTAGCAAAGATATTCTCTGCCACTTCAAGTCCTTTCATACAAGCGTGGTCTTTACCATAACGATGCCGATACTCATTACAAAGGGCAAATCCGTGCCGAATCAACCAAGCAAGGTTCTCGTGGGATTTTGCTGCCCATTGAGTACAAGGATGATTGCGGAACGCACCCTTCTCTGTACTGTACGGCAGACCGTCTTTTTTGGGAATGTATCCCCAATCATAGTACCACTTGGAGAAGATGACAGAGACCATTTGACATGTCTCCAAAGGCATTTTCACTACGTGTTTGTCAGGAAGTGCCGCAGCAGAAATTACAGGACATTCATCAACGACAAAAATATTCATAATATAAAATTAAAAATCAAGAAAAATTGGAGTCAGGTTCCAAAGCAATCCAGTAAGAAAGGTTATAACGTTCGTTTGTGAATTTAGACAGAAGTTTTTCTGACACAACTACATCATAAGAACCAGGAATAATCTTAATGTTTTCTACCTTGAAGTTAAAAGTGAATTCTTTATCAGTCTCACCAACTACAATAGAGTATTCGTTGGAAGTATCATTCTTCTTATCACGAACAACCAAACGAATTACACCTGCTTCACCAACAGCAGAAAGATCTGGGAGTTGATAAACTGATGATGCTTTGATGAGTTTATCAAGTTGTGAATGCTCTAGTTGAAAACAAACATCACTAGATGGAAGTGTAATTTCTTTATCTGGTGGAGAAACAATGACTTCTGGATCGGCAAAGAAATACTTTACGCGACGTTTTCCTTCACGAATAATAACGTGCGAATCATTTCCAAAGTCAAGATCAGGGTCTTGGTGTAGTCCCAATCCATTTAGAAATTGGTTAAGGTCATAAATCGCAAAGTTTTTTGGGAATTCTTCCTTAATTTCTGCTTCCGCAAGAATGTTCTTCATCACAGAAATACTACGCAATTTATTTCCTTTTTTGATAAGGATACTTTGGTTAATGGAAGAAAAATTTTTTAAAATTGCCAAAGTTTGTTCAGATAATTTCATTTTTTAATATTGTAAATAGGTAAGTTTAGTTTGTTCTTCCAATGATAAGGAGCAAAAAAGTTCCCAAGCAGCGGAAAGTTGAGCATTTGATTTTTTTCTATGGCAATCGTTACATAGTGGTTGTAAATCTGTAATTTCTTTTTTTATACATTCCCAACTCATGGAGGATGGTCTTTTATTCCAAATTATATTACCACTAGTATTCCCAGTTCTAAGTTTTGTTTGTTTTTCTTTTTCGGAAGAAGTTCTTGGCATAATATGATCAAATTCAATATTTTTGGTTGATCCGCAGGACACACATACTCTCCCAACGTTTTCAAGCAAATATTCCTTTTTTTTGTAGTAGTGATCTCTTTGTAGTTGCCTTTGCCTTTCTCTATTTTGAGATTTCCATTCTTGTTGATATTCTTTTTTAGTTTTGTCTTTATATTCGTTTTTGGGCATAAATATTTTTCATCTAATAGTATTTAGAAAAATATTTATGTTAGTGGTATTTTCAGAAAGTTTCATAGTTTGGGGGGGTTTATTTTTCACTTGTTTTCAACGAGATTAAGATGATTAATCAAAAGAATAGTATAGTGTAGAACTTTAAACAAGTCAGCACGAGGAGTTCCTTTAGTATCATAACGGTCAGTATACTTAGTAATGTTGCCAGCACAAAATCCTTCACGACGATTGTGCTTAATCTTATCAAGAGTCTGTTCTTTTCCACCACCAGTCCTATCAACATAATGCTGACCATAAGTACCAGTAATATATTCTTCAAGTTGTTTCAGGATTTTGTCTTCGTTGTATTTCCAGAAACCATTAGCATTTGTGTTTTCAGTCATATTCACAGGAGTTTTTGCAACATCAATTAAATCAGTTATTTCATCAAGTTTTACTGTAAACTGATTGAAATTTCTTTCGTCCTCGGGTCCAAACATAGTAAAGAAAGTCATAATAACCTTTACCAATCATACCAAAGAACCGAAGGTCAGTCAACCATTTTACTAAATCCCTTAACCTTATCAAATTTGATAACTCTATCAAATTTATCAATCAATTCGTCTGTCTTATGTGAAATCACAAATATATTAGTATCTTTTATTACATACTTAATAATTCTTGTAAAATAATCTGTTCCCATAAAATCCAAAGAACTATCAAAAACTTCATCCAAAATAAGAAGATTGGTGTTGACTGAATTTTTCATTCTTGCGATTTCTCTCCAAGTGAAAAGAATAGCAAGATTGATTCTCATCTTTTCTCCTTCACTAAAACTTTCATATGTGAAGTCCTCGTGAATAGGAGATTTAATTTTTTCATTAAACTCTTCATCAAGAGTAAAATTAATATAAAAGTCCATCATTTGCAGATACTTATTAATCTGCTGGTTCATAAGAGGAAGATACTTCTTAATGATTTTACCCTTAATACCACCATCTTTCATCAAGGAGTGTGCGAAGTCAAAATAAGAAACATCTTCTTTGTTCTTTGATTTCTCTGTTTGAATTAAATCCAAAGTTTGTTCTAAATCAGTTAATACTTTTCTTTCAGTATTTCTATTTTTAATTTTATTGGTAATGTCTTGAATTTCTTGGTCAAGGTCTCTTGATTGTTTATTAAGTTGTGAAATTTTAACATTGTTATTAGAAATTTCATTATTTAAAGAACTAATCTCCTTTGAAACGACATTGAATTCACGTTCTCTCTTTTCCTCCTGTTGAATTGCTTCTTTCAATTCATTATAACCTTGCTGAAGTTCCTTTGCTTTGGTTTCAGATTCACTGACTTTATTTAATCTAAATTCTTCTTCAATGGTTTGAGTACAAGTAGGGCATACCGAATTATTATTAAAAAACTTATGTTGTTCTGTAATACTTGATACCTTTTCAGATATTTTACCTTTCAAATTAGAAAGTTGTTTCAGTTTCTTAGATGCGTCTAAAAGGTTCTCCAACTGGGGTTGAAGAGTATTTGATACTTCCTCTACCTTTTGTGTATTCTCTGCTGATAATTGGTCAATATAAGTGGTAATAGAAGTGATTTTATCTTTTTTCTTTTTTATATTTTCTTTACCACTTTTCTCAATACTCTCAATAAATTCTTTTTGCATCTCAACCTTTTCTTCGGTCATTGATTGCTTCAAAGAAAGTTCTTTAATTTTATCATTTGTATTTTTAATTCTATCTTTAATTACCACATTCATCGCAGAAAAGATTTTAATATCCAACAAATCTTCTACAACTTCCCTACGATTTGCCGTAGATAGTTGCATAAAAGGAACAAAAGAAGCACTACCTAAAATTACAATTTGAGTAAATGACTTATAGTTTAATTTTAGAATACTATCTTCTAGTTGTTTTTGTTGGTCTGCTGATGATGCTGCTTGATTTTGTAAGATACCATCAATCCAAATCTCAAAAATATTTGGCTTAATGCCTCTTTTTATTTTATATTCTTTTGTTCCAATACTAAAATCAATCTCAACCAAGCATTCCTTTTCGTTAGTTGAATTGATTAATTGAGATTTATTGATTTTGCGAAATGCTTTATTGAATAGTCCAAAGCAAAGAGCGTCAAGCATCGTGCTTTTGCCTGAACCATTCGCACCAACAATTAATGTAGTTTGCGTATCTGTAAATTTTATCCCTGTTAGTTGATTTCCAGAAGAAAGAAAATTACGATATGCGATTTGTTTGAATAGTATCATAATCTCTTGGCGGTATCACAAATTCATTTGGGGTAATTATAACATAATTATATCCATACATCTCACAAGTTTTTATCGCCATTTCATCATCAACTTCTATCACAGTCATTTCTGGGTAATCTTCCGCCATTAGGAGACCAGAATACCTTTCCGCATCATCTTCTTCTTCAAAAAAGTACAAAGCCTTTTCACCATGTTCATCAGCTACTGCGTATGCCCCTTCTTCTTCTTTTTCTAAGATAGTGAGTAAAAACATTATTCTACTTCCAGTGCTTCTTTATAAAATTCCCGTAAGAGTTTTTTAATAGTGTTCTTGTCTAATTCAAATTCAGACTCTTCCACATATTTATCTAAAATACTTAACGTATCCTCTGTTGGGATTTCATCGCAATTTACATCTTCATCATAAACATCAATATTCTCGATAATTTTAAGTTCTAATGGATTTACTTTAACTATTGCATCCACAAACTTATCAAACATCTTATAGTCATCTCGTTGACGAACAACGATTTTGACCATTTTATCAGTCAAATAAGATGCGTCAAAATCTTTTGGATTATTATTTTCATAATAAACTCTCTCAAACATTGTATAAGGATTTTGATAATAATCTAGTTTATAATCATCTGTATCAAAAATATGAAATCCTCTTTTATCATTTACATCATTCCAAAACATTTGATATGGATTTCCAAGATAAAAGATTTTACCATCATCACTACGAGTATGATAATGCCCGGAATAAACTCTATCAAACTTTTGAAATACTTTTTTATCTAGTCCTTCTTCGTGAATGTGCCCTGGATAGACTGAAAATCCATTTAGTTCAAGGTGTCCGAAAACAACTTTTGCTTCCGTTTCATCAAGAAGTTCAAAAGTTTCCTTTTCATTGTCAGTACATATCCAAGGAAGAAGGACTGTTTTCATTCCCTCAATAATATATTCTGCTGGTTTAGAAACTCTAACTACATTAAAATATTGTTGAAGAAGTGTATCTATCGCATTGATTTCATTACTGTTTTTATAATAAGCATCGTGATTTCCTACAATATTATAAACAGTAATTCCTAAATCTTGAAATCTATCATAAACATTTTCCTTTGCCCAATCAAGAGCCCAGTAATCTACACCTTTACGATTATCAAAAGCATCACCCAAATGAATGACTGTTTTGATTTTGTTTTTCTTTAATGTAGGAAAAAATATTTCATCATAAAATTTAGCAAAATACTCGTGAAATGCTTTATTTGCTTTGCGGAAATTATAATGAGTATCAGTAATTAATCCAATCTTCATTGATAATGTTTCATTTGAATGTTTTCTTTAATTGTATTATAATCAGAAGAATTTAATTTATCCCCATCAACAGAAAATACTTGATCAAAACCACTCCTTTCAATAATCTTTTCTTTAATTTCCATCTGTCTTTTTTCTTTCTGAATACGACGCAGGAAGGCATAATAAACAATCTGTGTAAAATACGCAAATGGATTTGTACGTTCTACATCAAAGTTATTAATATACTGAACACAATTCTCAATACCATCTGAAATCATATCTTCACGGAACATATAATTCACAAAGTTTGGACGATATGATAAATGAGTGGCAATTTTTAAAAAACAATCACCAATATAATTAGGAATAATTGGATTGGGTAATCCTTTTTCCTTTGCAGTATTTACTTTAATTTTATAATTAATCAATGCATCGTGAAAATCTTTATTATTTACATAATGTGGATTTTTCTTTACTTTATTCATTTTTGAATTTAACATAACTGATTACTTTTCCTTATTATAACACACAATAGCAATAGTTGACAACTATAGAGAATGTGCCTATAATCACTCTGTTAGGGTTGAAGATAAGTTATATCTTCAAATAGATTTATAAAGTTTTTCTAAGGTTATTCTGGCATCAGCAATCGAGGACAAATAACCCATTTTAGAAGTGAGTTCACTTTTATTAGATTTTTTACTTCTCTCTCTAACAAACTTTTGATGTATTTTGATTAAATCTTCATCCGTTATTTCAGTCATTGTTATGATTTTTTCCATATCCATTACAAACATACTATCATCAGCAAACTTTATCCAAGGACTTACTTTGATAGTTGATATTCCAAGTTGACGAATTGTTACGGTTTCCATAGTAATTGGATTATCTAAAATTAAAACAATCCTATCGTCTTCGTCACAAGGACAAACTTTGGAAAGTATTTCCTCACCTGATATTAATTTAATGATAGCATAAAAATCTTCTTCCATTTATTTTTTAAAGTCTAGTTGTATAATTTCATAATTAAATTTTTCTTCATTGTAAATTTTAATTCTTTCGATTAAATGATTTAAAGTATAATTCTTTTTTGATTTGTAAGTAATGTCGTCTGCAATATCGTAAAGAACTGCTTTATTTTTGTTTTCTCCTTTTCGGAGAACTCTACCGATAGATTGTAAATTTCTTACTCTTGATTTACTTGGACTAGCAAAGATAATATTATGGAGATTTTTAATATTAATACCAGTACTAAATGTTCCGTATGAAGCAACGATAATTGAATCGTTTTCTTTTTCGGTAATTTCTCTTACCTTTTCTCTTTCTTCAGCATCCACACCACCGTAGACAAAAAATATTTTTCTATCTTTTGCTGCTGAACTATTTATCATCTCATATAAAGGTTGCCCGTGAGTTTCAACACGACTATAAAGAATTAAAGTATTACCCTTCAAATCCAAAGATAAATTTTTAATAAAATTGTTTCTCTTGTCGTGGGTAATCAAATACTGAATTTCTTCTTCGTATTCATCAAATTGATGTTCATTGTGTTTTAATAAAAGAACTTTGATTTGTAGTTTTGATAGATAACCTTTTTCAATAAGTTCCTGTGTTTGCGTAACCTTGTATGAGGGACCGAACAGACCCTCTAGAACCCACTTGTGAGTTTGTGAACCATCCAAAGTACCAGTGAACCCAAAACGATACTTTGTATTGTCCATCTTTGTCATAATACCAACCAAAGATTTAGACTTAAATTGGTGTGCTTCATCTCCAATCACCACATCAAAATTCTCAAAGAAAGATCTAGGAAGATTATAAATTGATTGCCAAGTCGTAATGACTACATTTTTATTTGTAGACTTTTCTTTTCCAGAGTAAATTTTATGACAATATTCTTCAGCATTCCATCCATAATCCTCAAAGTCTTTATACATTTGTTCTACTAATGAAGTAGTAGGAACAATCAGTAAAATATTATGTTCTTTTTCTACAAAGTATCTAACAATCGAGTAAATCATCAAAGACTTACCAGAAGCAGTTGGAGAAATTAAAAGTTTACGATTATACCTGAGAGCATCATACACAGCATCTACTTGATAGTCTCTTGGTTCATGCCTTGATATACTCTTCATATAATCAGAGACACCTTCCACCGAAATCATTTCATTCTCCTCAAATGGAGAACCATAAAACTTATTATCTTTGAACTCTACTGTATATTCACAGTTTTTTGCCCAAGCAACTAGTTTATCCAGAAGACCAACATATAGTTCACCAGTATGATTGCTATAAAGTCTTATTTTTCCATCCCAATATTTGCTCCTATATTGAGGCATAAAACGGGCATTTTCTATCTCAAAAGTAAAATGCTCAGACAACTCTTGGTGAATATGTGGTTCAGTCTCAACCCTTAAATATATTTCATTTTTTTTTGATATAATCAAATGATTCATAATTTTAATTTATGTTAAAAGTATTTATTTACCTTTGGTGACCTTGTTTTCTTCTTTCGGCATAGTATTTTTTTAAAGATTCGCTTTTTTTATTTCGTTCTTCTTCACTTTGTTTTTGTCCCGTTCTGCTTTTATTTCCTTTACTAATAGTTGATATTTTTTGTTTTGTTTCATCGCTATGAATTTGTACTCCAGTTTTTCCTTTATTCCAAGCATTTCTTCCTTTATGGGAATTTGACATTTTATTTTTTGATTCTTCTGTATGATTTTTTCCTTTCATAGCAGCATATCCTTTCTCTCCTCCTTCACTAATATTTACTAAAATGCCACCATCAATCTTCCTACCATATTTTTTTATTATTTCTTTTTCTTTAATTAACGCATCTTCTTCTGTAAGATTTTCAACAAGATAAACTATTTTTGTTTTATCTTTTGGGATATTTACAAATTTATGCGTCTTTTTATTTTTTTGGTATGCCCTATTCCCAGTCCCCTTTCCGACATAATAAGGAGACCTATCATCTCTTAAATAAGCATAAACATAATAGTTATTTCTCATTTTGAAGTTTCAGGTGCTAATTTATTTATAATAATATTAGCCATATCCTGCTGTAAATCTCATGTATTCAATCGCATTCTTTATTTGATAAGTTCTATTTAAAATTGTCTTTAATATACTTTCCAAATAACTAAGCATCGTTTGGTAATAGTCTATTTTGGATACTATCTTAATTAAGTCTTTATCAGCATCCATATACTTATCTATATCTGGTTTCAAAACCTTATGATCAAATGGATTTTCTTTATATACTTCTGGTTCTGCCTTACCAGAGTAATACATCCATTTTTCTTTTTTTAAAATCTTATATTTGTTTTCTTCTAGTTTTCTGAGAAGAAGAATATTGTTATAAAGTTTATAATATTTTGCATGAAGAGCAGGTATTTTAATAGACTCATCGTGTAGATTATCTTGGTCTATAATTGAATCTTGCTCCCATAATAATTGAATTTCATCAAGGTTCATAGTTTCAATAAGTTGTTATATCATATAAAGTATACTTGAAATTTACCTGTGCCGTTACATATTGAACGTCAGTATTGGTAGCATCAAAATTAATCGTAGAAAGTGATGTTGGAAATAAACCCTTAAAACTAACTGATGCTACTGGATTGTAATTGCTGTTGTAAATGATTAAACTCCCATCAGATTGACCAGAAGATGCGTTTTGAACTCCTGGATTGTATGGGTCTTGGTTGAGAAATTCTTGGTATTCCCCAACGTTCTCTGGATATCCAAGACCTCGTATCCAGTTATGAACTTGAAGGTAATTTTCTAAATTTTCATCAACAAAAAATTTTAAATTAAAATCATCATAACTAATCTTATCACCAGGAATTGGAATATCTTTCAAATAAGTAGGTTGAATTGCTACACCAAGATTAATTCCAGGTATTTCTGCGGAATTAGAAAAGAAATCAATTTTTGGATACTTTGACAATACAAACTTAAATCCTAATGGAGATAGGTAGTTTTTATTTCCAATCTGATTTGATAACGATGATGTAGCCATTTTTATTTTTATTTTTATTTATAGGCATAAAAAAAGGGGTCCTTTCGGACCCCAAGAAAAATGTGAAAAGAAACTCACATAAGGTTTTGTACTTGTACTCTTCTGTAGTAACGGTTTGAGTTAGTTTGAATACGACCAAGGTTGGTCTCAACACCCGATGACTTACCTTCAGCAAATGGATTAGCAACAAGACCATAACGAGTCTTGAATCCGATTTTAGGTTGGAAGGTGTTCTCACCAACGGCACGAACCATTTGGAGAGGAACATAAGGACAATAGAAGAGACCTGCATCATAAGGGGAAGAACCCTTATAACCGACAACATAGTACTGACCACCAGTTGCACCAGTTGCTGGGTTACCAGCACCACCCGAATATGGGTCAATGAAAACACGATACTTACCGTTGAGAACACCAGCAAAAGTACTGCCAGTATCATCTACGTTAAGGTTTGCATTGAGTGCAGGGGTGTAGTCAAGGAGACCTGCCATCGAGAGAGCAGAAGCAACGTCAGAAGAGCACATAATGATGTTGCCCTTTCCACGACGAGTTCTTTGTGCGATTGCGTTAGCATCACGCTCGATTTGGAAGATAAGACCCTTGAACTTCTCAACTGACCAACGACCGTTGGAGTCAACGTCGAGGTCAAAAGTACCAGCAGTAGCAGTGTTGAACTGAGCACCAGCTTCAGCAGTCTTATAGATGGTACGAATAACTTCACGGTTGATTTCAGCAAGAATCTCTGTTGAGAGAATGTTTGCCAATTCCGCTTCAGCATTCAGACCGTGAATTGCCTTGAGGTCTTGTGCGAGTTCAAGTGAGTACTCAGCCTTGAGTGCTCTTGACTTTGCAGTAACGGTGACTTTCTCGATTGAGAAAGCCATTTCGTTAAAACTTTCTTGACCTGATGCACCAAGTACTTCTGCATCAGCAGTGGACATACCACCACCAACGTTATAACTTTGCTGTGAAGTACCAGCAGCATTCAGAAGACCAGGGTTGCTACCAGTTTGTGAAGCAGTAGTACCAAAACCTACGTTTGATTCAACACCAGGATTGACAGCATACTGGGATTGGTTACCCTTTCTTCCAGAGAACTGGGTATCAACTTCATCAAAGAATGCCTCAGCACCAGTTTGACTGGTGTAACGTGAACGCATTGCGAAAATGAGTCCTGTAGGACCGTTCATTGGTTGAACACCTGCGAGGTCATATGCGACCAGATTAGGCATTGAACGACGGATGAGGCTAATCAGAACAGGGTCGAAACCTGCTACTGGACCACCTGATACTGCACCACCAGAGAAACCAGCAGTGTTACTGGTTGAACCAGTTGTGGAACCTTCACCGAGGAATTCTCTTTCCTCACGAAGGAATTTTTCTTGATTCTCCAGGAGAACTGCGGTTACCATTCTACGATGTGAATCTTTGATTCCATCGAGTCCCTGATAGTCAAGGAGTGGTGCCCACTTCTCCTGCAGATGTTCTGCGTTGAACATTTGCATTTGTTTTACCTCTTTAAAAAATTTTAGTTTGATTGTTATAATTTAAAAATCACTTTTTAGAGACTCTTTGGAGTGCATCGAGATAATATGACATCGAACCAGATACTGGTTGCGAATAATCAGTTTCTTCTGCGATATAATCAGAGTTGTCTCTTTGAGTACCAGCGTTTCTGGGGAAATAAGATTCCCTTAATGTTACCAGTTTCTCACGATAGCTACCTTCACTATCAAACTCAACATTTTCTGCAAGAGAAGCGAGTTTATCCTTCTGAGAAAGTGCGAGACCCTCAGAAACTTCGGCAAAGATTACTTCAGTAACCGACTCTGCTAATCTTCTATTCAGAGCAACATTCCTATGAATTTGCTCATTGAGTTTGGACTCCATATCATCAAGTTTTTCTACCATACTCTCAAGTACATCATATCTATCTTCAGGGATTGTTACATAATGATCTTCAAAAAGACCCTTCATTCCTTGAAGGAATGATTCGGTCATTTCAGTCTTAAGTCCTTGCTCTACTTCGAGAGCATTTTCTTGTAACCATTCTTCTGAAACATACTCAAGGTATGCATCAAGACGGTCAGTTAATTCTTCTCTAATTACTTCTACTTCTTCAGCAAGCTTTTGCTCATATTGATAAGCAATTGCTTCTTCGATTTGTTCGGTTCTAGCATTCAAAGCAGCTTCGAAAACTGTTTTTGCTTTTACCTTGAAATCTTCGGAGAGTTCTTCACCAGAAAGAAGTGCATTTACGTCCTCTTCGATTTCTTCTTCGATTTGGGCAAATGCCTCTTTCATTGCTTTTTCTTTTTCGTCCTCTTCATCATCTTCTTCACCTTCTTCGTCATCATCTTCTTCTTCTTCATCTTTTTTGGAAGACTTTTTCTTTGCTTCAGAAACTACTTCATCCTCATCATACTCATCTTCGTCATCGATGAGTTCTTCGTCCTCATCTTCTTCGACTGATTCCTTAGCAAGGGACTTCATAGCATCTGCTGCTTTTGCACCTTTGTTTACAACATTCTTAACTTGCTTAAGAGTTGCGCCAGGAGTTGAAAGTTTTGCAGAATCATCATCTGGTTTGTAGTTCTCTGGAGTTGGTCCTCCAAGATCTTCCCAACTACCAGTTTGACCATCAGGAATGCCTGTGGTTAACTTCTGCATTGGTTCTGCTGCTTTTGCTCCCGCATTCACAGCAGTTTTGGATTGTTTAGTGCCTGTTTCCATTTCTTGTAAGTTTTTACCACGGGACATTTTAGATCTCTCCGATTAACCTGTATGTTTAATCTTTATTTATTTATAATTTAAAGATTTGATAAAAAGTTCTGGAACAGATCAACTTTCTGTTCTTCCAAACGTTTTTGGTCTACTAATGTGTTTATTTTTTTCTTTGCTGCTTCTGCGGCTCTTTCACGGAGAATTCCACCTTCCCAACACCACTCTTTTCCTTCCATAATTCCGTTCACAAAAGCATCAGGAGCAGAAGGGTCAGCAACAATATCAGCAGCAGTCGCAAGCATAAAGTCTTCACCAACTACTGAATATCCTTCGTTAGTTGGAATTAATGAACCAACACCACGAGAAGAAACACCCAACATCACACCTTCACCAAGAAGAGATTCTGCAATCTTTCCCATAGGAGTGGAAAGAATTTTTGCTCTTCCTTTGAAATTATCTCCAACTCTCTCTAAGCAAACAATTTTATGAGAAACTCTATCAAGGTTTAAAGAAGGACCATCAGGGTGACCTAGTTCTCCAAGAGCACGACCTTTTTGAATATAATTTTCATTATATCTTTTGACTTCTCTTTCGAGAGTTCTCATTTCATAGAGACGCTTGTTTCTGTTTGGTTTATTTGCTTGAAGAAAAATACCTTCAATAAAAAGAGACTTTTTACCGTTGGTTTCTTCAACAATAACTTTAACCTTTTCTATTTCTTCTGTGATAAGTTTCATTGAATTAACCACCTGCGATTTGAATTTCTGTGATGTGGAGTTTTCCACTTGCTCCATAAGCAGCAACTTTTGTTGTTCTTCTCAAAACACCAGTAGGAGTGGTGATTGGAGCACCTTGAGATGAAGTATTCCAAGTAAGAGTAATAACTCTATTAAATCCACCTGTTCCAGCACTGTTTGTTGCGTTTACTGAAGCAACGGTTGCTGCGGTTGTGTTGATACCTGCTGGAACAACACCAGTAAGTTCAACAATATCACCAGCAGAAAAATCAGAGAAAGTACCTTCTGGTAAAGTTACAATAGTAGTAGTACCAGTAGTAACACCAACAATAGTTTGAGTAATTGCTGTTTCTTTTAATACAAGTTCAGTTCCTGCTTTAACAAAAATGCTAGCACTTGTGGAAGTACTAATCGTTGGAGTTGGAGCAACCTCAACATAAGCATCTTGCTCTGGAACAATTCTCAAAAAACCAGACCTCAAAGCAATTGGATTGCTAGTTACTGCCACACCAGTCATTGTCAATGGTGTAATCTTTTGTACAATCTTATATACGGACATTGTAATAATTAGACTATATTAGTTATTTAGTATTTACGATAATTCTTTACAAGTAAAAGCAAACCAAACATCTAATTTGGTTGAGTTGTCAACTCTTTTCATACAAAGTGTAAGCATATTTGGAGATGCTCCACCATGC